GTCGTAGCCGACGGCCATGACGCAGTGGCCGCCCTCGATGCGGGCGCCCTTGACGACGTCCCAGACCTGGCCCGCGTTGAACTGGTCCATCGCGGAGTCGGGGAAGTTCATGCCGATGTTCAGCGAGCCGAACAGGGCGATGGCCTGCTTGACCTCGGCGGTCTTGGAGACGTCCACCGCCGCGTAGGCGATGATTTTGTGGCCGATGAGGCCGTTCTTCCGCCAGTAGGCGAGGACGTCCTGGATGTAGGCGCCCTGGTCCGTGGACGGCTTGGCCGGGTTGTAGCCGGTGATCGCCGAGTAGAACGCGAGTACCTGCGTGGTGGTCGGCTTGACCTCGGTGCCGGATCCGTACCAGGTGAGCTGGTTGATCTGGTGGCCGACCTCGGCGCACGTACAGTCTCCGACCGCGTCATTGCCGAGCATGTCCCAGGTGATCGCCGGATCGGCGAACAGGCACTGCGCCGGGGGCGCGGCGAGGATGCGTTGCCGGTGCTCGGCGAGGACGGCGGAGAGCTTCAGGTGCGGTCTGGCGGGCTGGGCGGGAAGCTTCCCGCCTTGGAAGACGATGGTCACGAGGGCTCCGGAAGGGCGTGATGGGGCATACGAAAGCCCCCGGGCTGGTGACCGAGGGGCGGGCGAAGACGAGGTTGGATCAGGTGAACGACGGCGGGGTGCTGGCCAGGTTGGGCGCGTAGACGACCGCCGTGTCCACGACCTTCGAGACCGACACCGGGTTGGTGACACCGGTCGGCCAGTCGACGCCCTTGAGGGCCTGGAGGATTTCCAGCGCGAGGGCGTCATTGCTGTCGGCGCCGGTGGACATCTGGAAACCGCCGTTGATGCTGAGCGTGCCGCTGTCGACGTTCATGGAGAACGTGTAGTTCGTGCCGGTGTTGCTGCTGCTCACGCGGGGGCCTTTCGGGTCAGGCGGAGATGCGGACAATGCACGCGGTGCTGCTCGTGCTGGTGCCGGTCGAGGTCGCGAGGGTTCCGCCGGAGTTCTGCCATCCGGCGAGCTCGATGTAGTCGCCGACGGCCAGTTGCACGAAGCAGGTGCAGCACACGGAGCCGTTGTTGGTGCTGGTGGCGGCGGCCTGGATGGCGCTGCCTTGGATGGCGGCACCGTTGAGGAGGAATTGCAGGGTGCGGGTGCCGGTGCCGCTGGTGGCCCAGCAGGCGCTGCCGGTTGCGAAGTACAGGCCGGCGGTCTGGCAGGTGTAGCGGCTGGTGTTGGTGACGGTGGAGTGGCCGCCGTCGGAGTCGACGATCTCGGTGTCGAGGGTGATGGGTACCGCGGACGTGCCGGTGGTGAAGGACTGGGCGGCCGAGGAGTAGGCCTTGAAGCGGACGGGGGCGAACAGGTAGGTGAAGCCCCCGAGGATGTTGGCGTTCCACAGGGCCGAGGTGTTGAAGTTGCCCGGGACCTCGGTGGGAACGGTAGGGATCGTGGCCACGGGTAACCCCTCTCAGTACGCGAAGGCGGTGGAGTCGAACGCCGAGGAGGCGTCGTAGGTGGTGGGGTCGGTGACGCCCGTCGGGAGGGGTTCACAGACGATGTCGCCGATGGCGTGGGTGTGAACGGTCGTACCGGTGAGGGTGATGACTGCGGTCGTCCAGCCAGGTGAGGTGGCGCCGACGCTGAGGATGGTGACGGTCTCTTGGTGCACCGAGTCGCCCATGCTGAGGACGATGGACTGTCCGGGGCCGAGTTGGGCGGCCAGCGGGTTGGTGTTGTCGGCGCTGGCGTTGACGGTGATCGTGCTGGCGCCGACGGACACGGCCGCGTTGAGCGTGGCGTGCCAGGCGGCGAAGAGCGCGTAGGGGGTGAGGTCGGCGGGCGAGCACTGGAGGGTCTGGAAGGCTTCGCCGTCGTCGCCGAAGTCCCAGGCGATGTTTTCGACGAAGCATTCGACCTGGGTGGCCGGCACGTTGGGTGCGCGGCGCATGATGCGGACGCGGGTGCCGAGCTCCAGGGCGAGACAGACGGGCCACATCGCGGGGTTCGCCGACGGGTGGAGCTTGATGGAACTGACTCGGGTGGCCGGGTTCTTGTAGCGGCTGAGCAGGTAGTTCGCTGCATCCTGACATTCCAGGGCGCTGCTGGAGTTGACCGTTCTGCTCATGGTGCGGGGGAAGAAGTTGGCGAGGGATGTCGCATCCGTGGCGTAGAACGCCTGGGACGTGGACTCCTGCGTGACGGTGACCTGGTTCGACAGGTGGGTGCTGTCGAAGTCCAGGCTGACGTCCTCGTAGGGCCATTCGCCGGATGAGGTGTTCTCCCCGAAGGTGTAGGCGGGGGTGGTGGCGTTGTAGCGGGCGGACCGGGAGCGGAATGTGACTGTCCCGGCCCGGTTGACGAAGTGTTCGCCCGCCTCGGTGTCCACTACGGCCTGGAGGGCGCTGACGGCGTCCTGGCCGTCGATGGCCGCGGGTCCCATGGAGGTGGTGAGGCCGGTCTGTACGGAGCTCGGGCCGGTGTACCCGGAGTAGCGCAGGATGCGGGCGTAGCGGGCCGCGCTAGAGTCCCCGGCGCAGGCGGAGCGCCAGGCCGTGTACAGGTTGGTGACGGTCGTGGAGCCGAGGAACGACGGGAATTCGGCGACGAATGAGATGTCGCCCTTGAAATTGAGGATGGTGCCGTTGCCGACGGTGGGGTCCACGTAGGTGCCGACGTTGTCGCTGATCAGCCCAGATGGGGCGGTGTTCGCCGCGCTGATGTAGGAGTAGACAACCCCGTCGAGGGCGATGAAGGTGGCCGTGGCGGTCGGGTCGAATCCGAAGATGACCAGGTGCCAGTCGCCGTCGCACACGTTGGTCGTGCCGGCTACTCGGGAGCCTCCCGCTCCCGTGGGGCCCGCCGACGCGAACTGGACGTACCCGGTGGCGCCGATAGTGAGGAGGAGGTCCGATCCCGCAGGGACGCCGAGGGCGCGCTGGTTGTCGAATCCCGACCAGAGCACAGCGCTGTTGGCCGGGACCGCTCCTCCCGTGTAGCGGAAGGCGATCATGCGCGTCCAGATGGTTGTCGCCGGGCCGAGGATGCCGGTCGAGCCGAGGCTGATGAACGTTGCTGCGCTGATCGTGTTGGTGCCCGGGTTGGCGTTGTTGAGCCTGGCGACAGTGCCGGAGCTGCCCGCGTAGGTGCCACCGGCGTCGTTCGCGGCGATCGCGTTGCCGAAGGTCAGGCTGCCCGCACCGTACTTGGAGGTGGCGAGCTGCGCGGCCAGGTAGGTGCCGGTGGTGTCCGATACGGACGTGGAGCCCGACGGGTCGTCGAGCTTGAACAGGAACCGCGGCGAGAGGGTGCTGATCTCCTGGGTGAGGGGGTCCGACAGGGTCTTCTGTGACAGCAGACTGAAGGCGTCCACGGCCGACGGGACGACCTTGCCGTAGGTGCCGGACATGTCCCAGGTCGACGGCCACCGCTCCATGAACCCTGCGTAAACCGGGTTCCACAGACCAGGGCAGGCCCACGCTGACGCGGTGGAGCCCTTCTCCAGTTGCCAGCCGTCGACCTGCAGCGAACATGTGGCCGCTGCCGACGATGCGAGGGCCACGCCCACGTCGATGCCCGCCGCGTTACTGGGGGCGGTCGCGGTGACCGTGATGGTCGTCCACGCGGCCGTCGTCGAGCCCGTCAGGGACGCCGACGAGCCGTAGGTGAACGACGTCGGTGTCGAGCCGCCGCCCGCGGTGTACCAGCCGAGGAACGCCTGCACGCTCAGGCTCGTGGATGCGGTGACGTCCCGCACCCGCAGCTGCACCGTGTACGTCTGCCCCGGGATGACGCTGAACCGGGGCGTGTGGCAGGCGCGCGACGCCGACGCGGACCCGTTCGGCACCGCGAACTGCATGACCATGCCGCCAGCCCACGCCGTGGCGGTAGCGACGAACGAGCCGCCCGAGGTGTCGGTCGAGGAGAAGATGTCCGCGCCCGCCGAGCCAGATGGGATCGTGCCCGCCGAGTAGCCGCCCAGGTCGCCGCCCGTGGCGTGGACCTGGTCCAGGAGGTTGCGGGTCGGCGGCCACTGTGCCCGGCGTCGGTACGGCTGGTACGGCTGAATGTGCCCGTACCAGGGCCCGGAGGCGTTGACCGGGTCGAGGGCGGCGTCCGTGTTGGCGAGCGTGAGGTTGGCCTCGCCGGAGCGCACCTGGTCCGTCTCGTACTGACGGCCGCGCGACGTCCCCATCGACCCGCGGGTTCGGTCGGAGACCTCCACGTAACGGTCGAGCGGCGAGTCGCCCGCGTTGGCGTTCCAGTACGGTGCCCACGCATCCTCGATGGTCGGCCAGTTCAGGTTGAAGGGGCCGCCGAGCATGGTGTTGACGTGCTGGATCGTGGCAGCGTTGCCTGCGGCTTCGGTCCCGCCGGCGCTGGTCTGGAACAGGAACTGCATCGCGGTCGCCGACCACGAGTAGGTGCTGCTGCCGAGCGTCGTCCACGTGAAGCCGTCCGCCGATGCCTCCGCGAAGAATGTGCCGGACGCTTCCCGCAGCCGCCACCAGCCGTGGGCGTTGGGATCGTAGGTGGTCAGTGCCGTGTTGACCGTCACTCCGGCGGTGAGCACGGTCAGACGGAACACACCCGCTTCGAGGCGCATCGATACCGCGTTGCTGGCGTCGACCATCAGCTTGAAGATGGTTTTGGTGTTGCCGGAGCCGTTCGGGACCGCCCCCACCTCGGCGTACACGGCACTCGACGTTGCGTCGTACACACTGGTCGATCCGAAGGTGTTCGTTGTGCCGCTGACCGTGGGCTGCGCCAGTGACACGAGATCATTGACGCTGTCCAGGGCTGCTGCGCCGCCCGTGACGTTGTTCCACACCACGGCGTTGATGGCCGCTGCGGTGAACGGGTCGGCGAACGTGGACAGCTTGGGGTTGGGCACCGAGCACCTCCTGGATGTCGGCGCCCGGTGGCGCCCCTCGTGCTGGTCAGCGCTTGTACGGCACGTAGGTGCCCGAGTTCCGCATGCCGAGGCGCAGCATCGACTGCTCCACGACGTCCCGGAGATTGCGTTCGGTCATGACGTGGCCCTCGACCTGGATCGTCAGATGGTTGTGGACGACCGTCCCCCCGGCGCCTCGACCGCCACCCGCTAGTGCGAGCCCAGGGTTTCCTGGGGTACCTGCGGCCGTGACGGCGCCGGCAAGGTTCGACGCGGCCGTGGTGGCGTGGTGGGCGGCGCCCTCAATGCCCTTGGCGAGGCCTTGGGGAATGAACACGCCGAGGTCGGCGAAGACCTGCGACGGGCTCCTGATCCCCAACGCCTTCTTGATCGCTCTTTGCATGGCCTTGGCGATCCGCATCATCTGCCGCTCGATCGCCTTCTCCTGCGACTGCAGTCCCTTGACCAGGCCCTGCGCAGATTTGATGCCAGCCCCGTACATCGAGTCCGCCACCGACTTGCCAGCCGCGTTCGCCGCGCTCTTCGTGGCCGTCTGCAACTGATTGATCTGCTTGATCTGTGACTTCGACGCACCCGACAGGGCGGCGGCGGTCGCCCCGCCCTGGTCCACGCCGGCGCCAGCTATCTGCTCGATCAGGTCCGCGCGCAGGCCCTTCTTCTTCAAGGCCTGCAACTGGGCTGCGAACTGGGTGGCCTTGGCCATCTGGTCGCGCATCTTGTTGACCACGTCCTGCGCGGTCAACGCGAACCCCTCCTGGGGGGCGTCCGTGACGACGGAGAAGCCCTGCATGATCCCCGAGGCGACCGACTTGGCTTCGTCGGACCATGCCTTCTTCAGGTCGGCGAGCTTCTTCTGTGCAGCCTTCAGCCGGGTGGCCACGTCATCGCGCTTGTGCGCGAGGCCCATCAGCTCCTTCGACTCCCGGGCGACGTACCGCTGCAAACCCCTGTGGTGGCTTCCGAAGTCGACGTATAGATCCTTGGCCAGTCGGGTCGTTGCGGACTTCACCCGGGCCGTGGATCCGGTCAGGCCGTCTACGAGACCGTGGACCACCCACCCGCCGAGTTCCTTGAACTTTTTCGACGGCGACGCGATACCGAGGAACTTCTTCGCCGAGTTCAGCGCACCCTCGGCCAGTCCCTTCATCGCGCTGACCAGAGATGACCCGCCGTTTCGGACGCCCTGGATGATGCCGTCGATGATCGCCTTGCCGATCTGCAGGAACCGGGATCCGATGCCCTTGACGGCACTCCATGCGGCGTTGAGGCCGCTGGTGATCGACCTCTTGATGTTGCCGACCGCGGTGGTGATGCTGCGCCACGCGGCGAGGAGGGGGGTGACCATCGCCGTTTTGATGGCGTTCCACGCGCTGCTCGCGATCGACTTGATTGCCATCCAGTTGGCGTGGAGAAAGCCGGCGACGGTCTGCCACACCGACTGGAGTCGGTGCCAGATCGCCATGACGGGGTTGATGATGGCGATCTGGATGCCACGCCACACAGCGCCGGCGACGGCCTTGATTCCGTTCCATGTGGCATGGAGAAGCGCTTTGATTCCGTTCCAGGCGGCCTTCGCGACGTTGGTGATCTGGGTGTGGAAGTGGTTCCAGGTCGCGACCAGGATGCCGATCGGCAGCGCAAAGATCAGCAGGAGGAGCGGCCACCACTTCCGGAAGAACCCGGTGATGCCATTCCATACGGTGGCGGTGGTGCGCCCCACCCAGTGCCAGGCGCCCACGATGGGGTCGGCGACCATGTGCCACGCGGACGAGAAGAAACTCGCCACCGAGCGCCAGGCGCCGACCACCCAGTTGGTGATCGAATGCCAGATGCTGGCGGTGCCGTCGGCGACCCAATGCCACGCGGCGACGACTGCGTGGGCGACTGCCAGCCCGATGGTCTTGATGAAGCCCCAGACCTGCCGCCAGTGCATGGCCAGCATCACGAGTCCCGCGATGAGCAGGGCGATACCGATGACGATCTCGGGGATGCCGGTTGCCCACAGCGCTGCGGCCATGTTCCACAGGGAGACCGTGAAGGCATAGACCGCGGCCACCAGGAGTGTCCCGATGACCGCCGCCAAGGCCGCCGCGACGTCCTTGTGCTTCTCGAAGAACGTGACGGTCGCGAGAATCACCGGGATCAGCTTCAGGCCGAGGGCGATCGCCACAGTGACGATGGCTTCCTTGAGTCGGCTCATCTGCACGTTGAAGCTGGCCTGGGTGGTCTTCCAGCCTTCGACGTCCTTGGAGGCGTGGTTGAGCGATGTGGCGACCTTGTCGACGCGGTCCTTGAAGCCGTCGGTGTTCTCGCCGGTCAACTGAAGGGTGGTGTTCAGGCCGATGGCGCCGCCGGTCATCTTCTTGATGGCCTCGGTGTACGTCTGGGCCGCCGGGCCGCCACGCTTCAACTCGGCTGAGAATCCGTTGGTCTTGTTCTGGAGCGTCGCATACTGCGTCAAAAGGTTGGCCTGCTCGGGCGGGAGGGTCTTCAGCTCCTTGCGCCAGTCCCCCAGGGAGATGGAGCCCTTCGAGTAGGACTGGGCCAGCTTCTGCAGGTTCGCCGGCATGCTCTTGACCATCGCGTCCGCGTCCTGGGCGGCTTGCTTGGTCTTGTTGAACGCCGACAGCAGCAGGGTCCCGCTGGGCCCCATCTTGCCGAGGACGGTCTGGCTGAGCAGGTCCAGGGTGCCGGTAAGACCCCGCTTCCCGATCTTGGTTGCCACATCCGTGCTGGACAGACCGAGGCGCTGCATCTCCTGCACGGCAACACCATTGGGCGCGGCGAGAGAGCGGATGGTGGAGGCGAGTTCCTGCGTGGCCTCGCGGGCACTGGTGCCGTGCTGGGACAGCGTGGCGATGGCGCCACCGACCTCGGCGAACGAGACCTTGTTGGCAGACGCGATGGGGATGACCGTGGACAGTGCGCCCGCGAACTCCTGCATCGTCATCTTGCCCTCGCCGGCCGCGGTCTTCAACGCGTTCATGACCCGCACGCTGTCGGTGGCCTTGAGGTGGTAGGAGGCCATCACCGATGTCATGGCGTTGGTGACGTCCTTGAGGTCGGCGCCCTCCTCGCGGGCACCTTGTGCTGCGGCGCGCAATACTTTCAGGCCGTCCCCGGCGCGGTATCCGGCCTTCTCGACCTGATACATGCCCTCGGAGAGCACATCGGTGGAGGTGCCGGTCTCCCGGGCCATGGACAGGACGCCATTGGAGACCATCTTGAGGTTCTTCGTGGACTCGCCGCAGGCGGTAACCAGCAGGTTCATCTTCTGCTGAAAGTCGCCCGCCGCCTTGACCCCGTAGGCGAGGAATGCGGCGCCGACCAGGACGGTGGCCCCGCCGAGCTTGGTCATGGCGGCGCGAGCCCCGCCCATACTGGCGGTGAACGACTCGCCCTCCGTGGTGGCCCGGCGCATTCCCATCGTGAACGGCGCGGTCTCGGCTCGGAGCCGCACGAACAGGTCGGCGACGTCAGCCATGGGAGCCCCCTCGGTTCTTGGAGTGGGGGCGCGGCGGGGCCACAGGCTGAGGGGTGTACTGGTGGGTTACCTCGCGCGCCAGCCGGGGCGGAATACCCGCTGGTACAGGGCCGGTGCGACGTGGGTGATGCCGAAGCGGTAGGCGGGCCCCAGGAATGGGTACGTCGCCCCGTTGCGGAGGCCCTCTTTCTCCAGGATCAGGCCGTAGCGGTTGGCCGGCGTGCGGCCGTAGGGCGGCGTGAACCCGACCGCGGTGCCGACCTTGGTCTCCCAGCCGCCGCCGACGAAGATGACCGGCGAGTGGGTGATGGCGCGGCGCAGCGTCCCGGAGATGACGGCCGGACCGGTGCCGGGCCGTGCTGGCGTCGGGGTGCCGCGTCGGTGCGCGCCGACGGAGGCGTTGACCTTGGCCTGGCGTTCGATGGCGTTGGCCAGTTGGGTCAGGAAGGTCTTGGACTTGAGCTGGCCTTCGCGTTCGACCTCGGTGAAGATGCGCGTGAACTCGCCCGGCCGGAGTTCCGGCACATCCTCACCCCGCCCCCTGGCGCCTGGCCTTGCGTTCGGCGCGTTCGGCTTCGCGTTCCTCGTGGGTGCCGATCATGCCGAGGAAGTCGAGGGCGTAGCGGCGCACGTAGGCGGGGGTCTGCTGGAGTTCGTCCCACGACCAGTGCATGCGGCGCATGAGGATGAAGTCGGCCCACTCGGCGGGCGAACCGGTGCCGCCCCAGGTGCCCTCGATGATGGCTTCGACGGGCAGGAGGACGTCTTCGTAGTAGGGGCTGCCGGGCCCTACTGAGGGTCCACGACGCGCTCAAGCTCCGCCATGATGCGCTTGATGATGACCATGGGGAGGCGGCCGATGTTCTCGATGGTGATGGCGCCCAGGCGCGGCTGTTGGCCGACGCCGAGGGACTCGAAGAGCGCGACAGGGTCGGCATCCTCGGCAACGTCCGGCGTGTCGCCGCCGCTGAATGCCTCGTAGACCTTCCAGGCGACGATGATGCGCGCGAACACCGCATACATGGCCTCGTTGGCGCCCTGCGGATCGACCGGCTGCCCCTTGTCGTCGAGGGGCACATCCTCCGGGGTGATCTCCTTGGGTGGCAGGAGCTGCGGGTTCTTCATGAGGATCGAGCAGTCGTCGCCCAGTTCGGGGAACTGGAGCAGGACATACGGCTGGCTGTAGCCCGACATGGATGGTTCTCCTTGCGGTGCGAGGGCGTTGAGGGCGTGAACCCTGGCCGTGCCGCGACGCCCTCACGCACGACACAGCCAGGGAGTAGGGCGGCTACAGGGTCGGTTCGCAGGTCAGAAGGTCATGACCCCTGACGCGATACCACTCGGCGAGGGCGACGCCGATGACATCGCCGATCTCCGCACAGACGTCGTCGGCGTACATCTGCTCGCCATCTTTGAGCGGCAGATGCTCTGACTTGTGCACGGTGAAGGCGACCGTCAACCGGTGGAACTCCCGGGCCATCAGTAGGCGGCCGAAACGAAGTTCTTCAGCACGGCCTGCACGGACCCGGAGTCGGTGGCGTTGTAGACGCCGTTGACTTCGAAGTCGGCGGTCACGTAGGTGCCGGACACGTCGGGCTTGCCCTTAGACCAGCCGCCCTGGGTAGTGGTGATGGTCAGGGAGGCGCCGCCCGCATCGACTCCCGCGCCGACGGGCTGGACCAGGGCCATGCTGGTCGGGTTGCCCTGCAAGGCCTGCAGGTACAGGTTGTAGTCAGCGTCCGACTCGTAGATCGCCTTGTACGTGATGTCCGCGTCCAGAACGCCCGTGAACACCTCGCGCGGCTGCTGGGTGCCGTTGGACGCATGGATGGCCTCGCCCGGCCGCTTGAGCGCCAGGTCGTAGGACAGGCCGCGGGTGCTGGTGGCGCCGGCGTTGGTCATGGCGAACTGCCAGCCGAGGAACGGCGGCGGCTCGGAGAACGTGGGGGTCGCGGTCTGGACGGCGCCGATCCAGCCGATGTACTTCGCGCCGACGGTGCAGATGCCCTTCGGGTCCACCTTGATGGCGACGTCCGTCAGCATGCAGCCGGGGTAGCCCCACGCCTCGAACCCGTTGTGCTCGGTGAGGGAGTACGTGGGCTTGACGGTGGACGCGGACTGCTTGAACGTGTGCGTGGTCTGGGTGGCAACGGCGACGCCCGAGGTGTGGCCGAAGGTCAGGCCGCCCGTGGCGGGTGTCGCCACTGGGATCGTGTATGGACCCGATCCGGTGGGAGTGCCCGAGATGAAGTACTCGATCTTCGATCCGGTGTCGATCATGACTGTGGACCCCAGGGGGATCGACACCGGCACGGAGATCGATACGGCCCCGGGGGTGGTCGTTGTCGACAGGGTCGTGGACACGCCTGCGGTGACGGTGTCCGGTCCGATGATCCGCAGCGCGTACCCGACGGAGTCCGGGTAGGCGTTCCACTCCAGGTCGACAGTCGAGTCGCCGGCGCCCTGGTACAGGCCCTGCAGGTTGGAGTCGTTGTTGCGGTACGACTCATCCCGCAGCGGGTCGTAGCCGATCTCGAAGTCCAGCTTCGTGCACGGCAGGTAGTACGTCGGGGTGAGCCACGTCCCCTGGGTGACTTCCTTGGCCAGGCCCACATATGCGAGCCGTCCCAGCAGGGTCATCGCGGCTCACCTCCTTCGGTGTCCGCCGCGGTCGCCCGCCGGGTCTTGGTGATGGTCTTGGGCTGCGGCGCCTCGTCGGCGGCAGCCTCCTCGGGTTCGTCGTCGACAGCAGTCCAGCCGTCGAGGAGTACGGGGTGCTCATGAACCTCGCCGACCTCGACCCGGACGGGCGGCTCACTGGCAAAGGTCCAGGCACTACCCGTGGTGTTGCGTTGACGGACGGGCGGCTGTTCGGTGGGGTCGGGGCTCACGAGGACTCCTGCGACAGGAACGGAGGCATGGGAAAGGCCCCCGCGAGACGGGAGCCGGAGGAGAGGGTGGGGCAGGTCAGGACGTGTAGTCCTTGTCGTCCGCCACGTAGGCGATGGTTGCGCTCAGGTCTGCCTTGGCGAGCATCGACTGCTCCGGATCTGCGAAGTCGACGACGATGTCGTTGGGGTCCTGGGCGACGCTCATGAAGCGGGCGCCGTGGGTCTTGTCGAGCGGGAACGTGAGGACTGGCCCGTTGATGCGCCGAAGCACTAGTTCGACCGCGGCGTCGAAGTCCCGCTGTACCGACTCGGCTTGACCACTCGGTGACGACTGCGGCCAGTACAGACGCAGCACGAACGGATAGTGGTTGATCATCCGGTTGAACCCGAACCTCTCGGCCCGGATCTGTCCGCGAGTCACATACAGTCGGCGCTGCCGCTGCGCCGGAGTGCGGGGCACATACGCCTGCACCACATCGAACGGCCCCCCATACGCCCTCAGCAGCCCGGGCAGACCGTCCGTCGCGTCGTAGGCGGCCAGCCACGCCGCTTCGCGATCGACAGCGTCCGCGCTGCTCACCAGGTCCGGAGTGCTCACCAGTCGCCCCCGCTCACGTGCGCTGGTAGTTGCCGAGGATCTTCTCCGCCTGCTCGGCGAGCGCCCCCCGGTCGTGGGAGAACTGGGTTCCGGCCGGGTCGATCTCGCCCAGGACCAGCGACGCGGCTTGGAGTTTGCACGCGCGCCCCAAGTCGGCCGGCACTGTGGTGTAGCCGCCGTCGTAATTCACGCGGATCAGCGAGCCGACGGGCAGGAAGGTGCCGAGGGTGAACCACACGTGGCCCGAGTCGGCTTCGGCGCCGATGAGCGACGTCGCGTTCACGACCTGGGATCCGCCATACGACCGCAGGATGGTTACCTGCAGGTTCGCGTAGGTCCACATCTCCGGATAGCGGCCGGCGAACTCGTTGAGCCACACGTGCCGGACCTGGTCGCCGGCTCCGAGCGCGTTGGAGTACGACCGGCCGAGAGTCCCCTGAAGGTCCATCGGGAGATTCGCGGCGTCGGTGTACTCGTCGGGGTCGATGCCGGTCGCCCGGTGCGTCTCGGGTAGGCCGGTGAAGGGCGCGAGTCGTCGCTCGCAGATGCCCTCGCACTGCCGGGTGGCCTCGATCATCAGCTGGCCGAGGGCTTCGGCGCTGTAGTCGCGGACCAGGTCGGCGAACTGCCCGGTCTGCATGTCCGCTGACGTTGCGAGCGGGACCGGGGAGTCCGCGGCCATCGGCTACTCCTCGACGGGTGCGGGCTTGCGGGCGGCCGTCTTGCGGGCCGCGGTCTTCTTCGCGACAGGCTTGGCGCCCGGCTCGTCGGCCGGCGCGTCCGGGTCGACCTCGGAGAACTCCGGGTCCGGCTCGGGGTCCTGTGCGACCTCCTCGTCCTCCTCGGCGTCCGGCAGCACGAGGGTGAAGCCGCCGTCTGTGATGGCGAGGAGTGCCTCGGCTTCCTCGTGCGGCATGTCGACGACCGAGCCGTCTTCGGGCCAGGAGTGGCCGAGCGAGTCGTTGCCCGCCCGGTCCTTGCGGATGAGCGGCATGAGCGCTCCTTTCGGCGAAGGGGGCGGCGGCGCACGGTGAGGGCTGTGCGCCGCCGTTGGGTCAGCTGGTCAGCGACGAGGAGATGCGGTTGATCCGGCCGGTGTACTTCGGCGCCCGCACCGCGAGCGTGGTGTCCGAGACGATGGCGTAGGGCATCTGGTCCGGGGCGGCCGTCGTCGGGTACACGTCGAGCGGCTCCAGCTCACGGACGTAGGGCCGCAGGAGGAACTGGGGGTCGCGGGCGATGAGGTAGATGTTCTCCGACCCGGACGCCTGCGGCTTCATGGCCGCGTTGGTGCCCACGTAGGCAGCCGGGACGCTGGCCGGGGCAGTGGCGCCGTTCTTCGGGGTGAGCTTCGCGCCGTCGTCCACGATCGAGGTGGTGAGGATCGGGGTGACGCCGTCGGCGGCGATACCGACAGTGGCGTCGACGTAGCCGAGGAACGTCTCGGTGCCGGTCGCGGTGGACCGGAACACCTTGTACAGGTTGGGCTGCGCACCGTCGTAGGCCGCCGGGGTGGAGAACGACAGGGTGACCGTCGAGGTCGCGCCAGTGGTGGTCTGGGAGACCTCGGTGGACGGCAGGATCTCGCCCTGGCGGGCGATGACCGGCGCGATCTGGTAGTAGTACGTGGCCGCCGCCAGGGTGCCGCCCGTGGTCGCGGTCGCCGTGGTGACGGCGCCCATCTGGTACGACCGCGCGGACAGGAACGAGGACGTCACCATCGGGATGCCCCGGTAGGCCTGGACATTGAGTCCGGCGGCCACCTCGGTGGAGCTGAGGTAGCGCTGGTTGGCGATGGCGAGCTGCGCGATGCGGGACTCGGCGGTGGAGGACATGACGAACATCCACCCCGGCCCGTTGATCTTCATGGCGGCCTGCTGCTCCACCATGTCGATGAGCTTGTCGAGCCAGCCCAGCGACAGCGATGCGTTCGCGGCGTCCACCGCGTTCTGGGTGCCGCCGGAGAACGTCGACACGAGGCTGTCGAGACCGTCGAACTGCGGGTATCCGCCCAGCAGCGTGGAGCCGGAGTTGCCCCACAGGACGGCGTTCTCGATGTCCCAGTACAGGCCCTGGATGGAGCCCTCGATCTCCTGCGCCCGCAGGTCCCCGGCCAGGCCGCGGGTGACGGCCTGCGCGTAGCCGGTGACCGCGCCGACGGACTGCAGGTTGCGGATGGTGAAGTTGTTCTGCACGTAGGTCGAGTTGGTGACCGGGCGGGCGCCGCCGTCGGACACGAAGCCGCCGGCCGCGCGGGCGGTGCGCTGGTTGAAGTAGTAGACGTTGGAGTCCCACTTGCGGGTGGGGATGGCCCGCACGAGGGGGGCGTAGCGCCGCTGGTACTCCAGCAGCATCGGGTCGACGATGGTCGGCGTGAGGGCGGCTGCGCCTGCGGCGGTCAGCGCCTCGCGGAGTTCGGCCTGGCTGGACATGGTGTTGCCTTCCGGCAGTGGTGGGTATGACGAAGCCCCGCGCACGGGGTGTGGGCGGGGCGGCGTGACCATCTCTGCCGAGCGGCACCAGCGATGGGCTGGCGGTCAGGGTGAAGCGGGGTTGCGCGTCAGGCGCGGGCGCCGAGGATGGCGTTCACGGTCGCCGGGGAGACGTGCTGCCGGAACTCCTCGTCGGTGTACTCGTGGAGCGGCTTGGCGGGCCAGCCCTCCGGGAGGCCCCCGCCGGTGACGGGCGCGGTGTGCTCGGTGACCGGGGTGACGAGACCCTTGCGGGTCGGGCCGCCGGTGGCCTCGACGTGCTCCTGCACAGCCTTCGGCAGGGCGCCGGCGATACCTTCGGCGACGAGGCGCGCGATGCGCTGCTCGTCGGTCTCGGCGACCTCTGCGTTGGCCGGGGCCGCAGCCTCGACGACGGTCTCAGTCGGCGCGGACTCCACGGGCGCGACGGGCGCCGGAGTCATTGCCGTGACGAAGCCCGCGAGGGCATCGCTCAGCTTGTCGATCTTCGCGCCGAGGGCGTGGATGCCGTCGGCGCTACCCGGGGTCTCGGCCGCCGGGGTGGGGGTGGACTCCGCCATGGCGGGCTCCTTCTCCTGGGTGGGGGTTTCGGCGGCCGGTGTCTCCGGTGCCGGGGTCTGCGGGAGGGCGTCTGCGGGGGCGGTCTCACCCATGTCGTCGTCGGCATCCTCGGCCGGGGCGCCGGCGAGGTCGATGTCGGCGTCCATGTCCGGGTCGATCGCGACCAGCGCGGTGCAGGCGCCTGCCATCGCGGCGCGGCCGACCGCGTCAAGGTCGTGCGGGTCGAGGAGCCGCGACGACACGGTGATGGTCGTCGGCCCGTTGGTGAGGCTCAGGTACACGTCGGCCCGGTCCGGGGCCATGTCCCAGCACTCAGCGAGAGCCTCGGTGACCGGAGCGGCCGGGTCTACCAGCCAGCCCTCCTCCGTGCGCGCCACGCCGTGGCCCCTGAGGGCCTTCGCCGCCCGGTCCTTGACGCGCTTGAGCTGCGCGGCCGTGTACTGCCGAGCGGTCGTCGACTCGCACAGGGCGAGCCAGGACGCCTTCGCCTGCGTGCGGGTGCCGACCGGCAGGCGAGGCTCGCCCAAGTACCCAAGGTCGGCATACGGGCCCGTTTCGGCGGCGGCGGTCTCGGTGATGGTCACGGTCGCCTCCGGGGCGGACTCGGTAATCGGCACCCGGGCGGTGCCGTCGGATTCGCGGGGTTCGGAGGCCACCGGATCGACACTGTCGATGACCGCACCGGCCACGCCCGGCTTGCGCGTGTAGTCCAAACCGTCGAGTTCCACGTCGTCCCCGGCCTCAACGACCTGGCCGTCAGGCCCGTTTTCGCGCCGCACCTTGCCGAGCCAGGCACCGCGGATGCTGACGCCCTTCAAGGTCGGCTTCAGGCCGGGCGCCGAGGGGGCGGCCAGGTTGGCGATATTCCGGCCGTGGGTGGTGTCGTCGATGACGGCTTCGAAACGGGCGGCGCCGTCGGTCTCCTGCCAGATGCGGGTCAGTTGGCCAACGAGCTGTGTGGAGTCGTCGTCGGCCGCGTGGTGGGTGAGCATGGTGATCGGCATGTCGTCACTGCTGCCGATGCGAGCTTGGGCTCGCTCTACCATCCGGCCGATGGCTTCGCTGGTGTAGAGCCGGTTGTTCTTGCTGATGCCGGGCCGGATCGCGGTCCCGGTGACGGTGGCGATCGCGGCCACGCGAACCTCCGAGGTGGTGGGGCCGGTCAGCGGCCGATGAGGCAGATCGATGTCTGCGGGTAGACGGGGGTGGTGCCGCCGAGAGTCCAGGTGACGCGGCCGGTGTTCGGCAGTACGAGGGCGGCGCTGGTCGATGCCACGTTCGGCATGTGCAGGCCGGCGTAGGCCGATCCGCGTCCGGCCGTGGTGGTCAGTTGGGTGATTTTCGCGACGGCCGGGTACCAGTTGCCGTCCGGGTCCTGGATGTCCAGGCCGACGTCGAGTGTCGGCGTGGTGCCCGTCGGGGTGCCGGTGACGTTGACGGCCAGCCACACGTCGCTGATATCGGTCAGGCTGATGGCCGGACCGTTCGTTGTCGCGGCGCCGGCCAAGGTGAGGATCGTTCCGGACGGGGTCAGGTTCCACAGGACCCGGGCCGGCTTGTAGCTGCTCATGGAATCTCCGGGATCAGGTGAACCAGTTGGCGAAGTGAGCCAGCGAGACGTCAGCCGCAGGTACGCAGCGGCAAACGGGGTGGCTTGGCATTAGGGGGAAGTCGGTGATCGGCCACGGGCTGCCCGCCTCGTTGTCGATGCACGTAGGACAGACGCGGCCATCTCCCGCAGTGAGCCACGAGACGCTCTGCACGCCTTCGGATTGGTACAGCGACAGGGCGCCTTGGTCGGCGGCGGTGGTCATGGCCCAGTCGACAATGAACGCGACTGATTCCACGTCCGTGCCGGTGAGGACGTTCATCGCGTCCTCAATCATCTGGTCGCGGCTGGCACCGTCCTCGGCCCCTTGCGCGAGTATCCGACCGAGGTCTGCCGCGGCCCGGTCGATAGTGCGGCCGAGCCAGCCGCCCGTGTCCGCCCAGATCTCGTCGAGGCGTTCCAGGGACTGGTAGGCGTCGCCGAAGGCGATGTTCCAGTCGAGGCCGATCCGGTTGGCGCGTTCGGCGGCGATGGCGACCGCGTTGACCATGCCCTCCGCCCGGCCGGCTGCGATGGCATTCCTCAGCGCGGTGCGCAGGGCATCCCATCCGGCGCCGGCTGCGTCGGCGATTGCGTGCAGCATGGCTTTGGCGGCTTCGAGTGCTTCAGTGCGGATGCTGGGCTTGCCGTGGTCGGCTTCGGTGAGTCCGGCCTGCTGCCGGAACCGGTCAACCACGGCGGCGACCGCGTCCCGGCCGATGAGGTCGCGCCACGCATCGGCCACGAATGGTACGTGCTTGGCCTGCTGCTCCTCGCGGCGTTGGAACAGTAGCGCCCACATGCCTTCGAGCTTGCCGAGGTCGATGGTGACTTCGAGGATGCGCGGGTCGTCAGCGTGCTCGATGGCGAGCGCCACGGCTGCGGTGGAAGCGCGCCGCACGCGGTTCGTCATCGGCCCCCCGGAGACGGCCCAGCCTGCAGCGAACGCCTCGCGGGCGAAGCCCTCAATGGGGTGCGGCATGGGCACCCCCCTTCAGCGCCAGGATTGGAGACCCAAGAGGAAAGCAACGCCCTCATGGCTTCTGAGGCGAAGCCTGCCTCCGGGCTCGCGCCCGCTCCCGCAGGCAGGTTCGGCACTTGCGGCTGGGAGTCTTGCCATTACCGCTTCGCTCGATCACGGTATTTGCCTCGTCATAGGGGTGACCCTGAGGGCAGTGTGTCTTCCGCCCTGGCCGCCCCTGTGCGCGCCACTCTGCCCACCACTTTCGTTTCGCCTCTGCGACCTTCGCCCGCGAGGACGCGTTGGTCATCGGCTGAAGTGCGCGCGCCTTGGCTGCTTTGCTCAGCTTGCCCCGGGTCTCGTCCGAGGTGATGCTTCCCGCCGCTCGCCAGTCTGCCCAGCGTTTCGTCGTGGCCTCCGAGACCGCCTTCCGTGTGTTCGCTGGAATCGTCTTGCCCTTGTGCACGCGACTGACGGCCTGGCGCCGGACGGGGTCTTTCATCCGTTCGAGGGCGGCCTGCCGAATCCGCTCTCGGGTTTCGGGGGATGCGATGCGCCCCAGGGTTCCAGGGCCGCCATCAGTCGCGTTGGTCAGGCGAGCGCCCTGAGCTCTGTACGTGGTGATCCATCGCCGCTCGGCTTCTCCGTGGCTCTCGATCGGAACGATCTCAATCTCCGTCATGACTGGCGAGACACCGACTTTGAGCAATGAGCGGATCCACCGGCTCTTGTAGTCCTGGCGCCCAGTATCGGAGATGTGCCCTCGAAGCCGCTCGGCGAGCGAGCGTGTTGTGACCCCGACGTAGCGAACTTCACCGTTACGAGGGTCACTCAACGTGTAGATCCAGGCCATCCGCTCATGCACGTCCATGTACATCAATGTACATGAGTGGCTCTCTCTGTACTCTGGCGTTATGAAGGAAGAACCAGTCGAGATGAGTACCGCTGAAGTTCGCACGAACCTTGCGGACGTGGTCAACGCGGCAGTCCGAAACCGGATCACTTTCGTGACCAGTCGCGGGCGCCGCGTGGCGGCGGTTGTCCCGCTATCCATCGCCGAGGAGGCAGTGGAACGCGAAGACGGGGGCCCTAGCCGACCCGCTTCTTGATGAGCGGCAGCACATCCTTGGCGCGCAGCGGATGGTTCGGAGGATCGGGCGGCAGCGGTTCAGGCGGCACGCTCATCGACACCTCCTGGCAGCGTGGCCAGCGCCTCCCGCAGCCGAGCCCTGTACCGGGCATGCAGCGCCTCGACGGGCGGCTCCTTCTCCGGCTCAGCTGGCTCCTCGGATTGCCCTGGGGGCGCCTTGCCCGCGAACGCGGCGAGCTGGGGCGGCACGGGGGCGGGCTCGGGCTTCTCCACCGCGATCGGCTCGCCGTGCTCTGGCGCAGCTGGCTCCAGAGCGGTGCCGCGGAGTCTGTTGGCGATGAACGCCTTGGATGCGGCATCCATGTCGGCCCACTTCACCAGGTTGGTGCGGTCGATCAGGACCGGCTGGTCGCCGCCGTCGACAGGGGGTTCGCCGATGTCGGCTCGGGCCCGGTTGAGGGTCCATTCACCGTTGCGGATCCGCATGTCACGGATGTCCTCAACGGTCTTGGAGTCACGCATGTCGACATCACGGAACTTGAGCTTCCAGCCTTCGACGCCGAAGCCGTTCTTCGCGAGGTGGAAGTTCAGGGCCTCCAGCACCAGTTCGGCCAACGGCTGGCATGTGTTGACCATGAACGTGCGGTCCTGCGCCTCGCCGGTGCCGCCGCCGAGGTTCCCGGACTCGATGATGCCGACCTTGGATGGCGGAACCCCGTAGGCGGCGATGATCTCGTCGCGCTTCTGGTTGAGGAACTGCAGGTAGTCCATGGTGCGGGACTGCGACAGTTCGTTGACGCCGGCGCCGCCCTTGGTGTTGATCGGGTTGCCGATGTTGCGCGGGCCGATGTTGCGCTGCTGGTACTGGGCGTTCCACCGGTTGATGTCCGACGGGGAGGCGCCCGCCGGGTGGTCCACATGGAGGACCGGGGGGCAGCCCTTCCGGAAGATCTCCTTCGAGGTTGCTGCCGAGAACAGCCAGGACACGATCGGCAGCATCGCCGCCTGCGTCGGGCTGACACCGAACACCCCGGACCGCGGCGAATCCAGCGAAATGTGGATGACGTCGCGCGGCTCGAACGTCGCCCGCTGGCCGAGTTCGGTGACCTGCACGTAGCTGGTGATCGTGCCATGTTCGTCGGCGATCGGCAGCATGCTCGGGCAGTCCAGCGAGTACAGGGCGACCGGCTGCTGGCCGAGCCAGACGACCTCGATGAACGCGTCACCGAACACGAGCAGGTCGGTGATGACGCCGCGGAGGATCTGCCGGACATTCTCCCGCGGGTTGCAGTAGGCCAGCATCCGCTCCAGCAGGAGCACCTGCTGTGGCTTGTCCGGCTGCTCCTCGTCGCCCTCACCGTTGTCGTTGTCCCAGTCGGTGACGAGGCCGCCCGCAGTGATGGTGCGCGCGATGGCGTTCACGGATGCCCACGACCAGGGACAGGCGAGGTACGCCTCGTAGAGCTGGTTCAGCATCGATCGGCGGTCGGACTGGGTGGCTGCGCCGATGCCCTGATTGGACTCGGTCAGGCCACCCGGGCTGATGCCGTACTCGAAGCCCGAACGCTCCGGGAGCTTCGCCGGGGCCGTCTCCAGCACCTCGGTCTCCGACCGCAGACTGTTCCACCAGGTGCGCAGACTCACGGGACGTTCACCGTCCCCCCAGCGCGCGGCGCCTCATCGTCATCGAACCACCAGGCGTCGTCGCTCGGCGCAGACTCGGACGGGCGCACGGCCATCGTCGGCCCGAGCGGCTTCAGAACCTCCGTGGTGGCGACCGGGGCTGCGTCGTCGAGGATGACGAACTCTGGGCCGGAGCCAAGGTTGGACAGGAGGTACCTGACCGCGTCGGCCAAGTGGTCATCTGCGGTGGTGTCGGCGTCTTCCGGGTCACCCTTGGTGGCGTGCGGCAGATCCGACAGTTCCCGGTAGAGATCGGGGCACGTCGTGAAGATGTGCATTTTCGGGCAGGTGTCCCAGCCCTGCGCCCGGTGATGCGGGCAGGCCGGCGCCTCGGCAAGGTAGGAACGCACCCGCTGCCAGCCGATGACGCGGGAGCCCGCTCCCTTGCCGGCCTGGGCCAGGTGCACTCCGTTGTCGGCGTACACCGCGGCAATGGGCTTCGCATCGCCGCGGGTGGCCCACATCGCGTCATCGGCGTACCGCACGGCGATGTGTTCGCCGTGCGCTTCGGCCGCGAGGATGCTCTGGGCCTGCTCCGCTTCGCCGACTCCGCGCCGGTAGATCTCGCGGTAGACCCAGACGCGACCGTCTTCGTCGACGGCAGCCCATAGGACTGCCCAGGGGGCTGCGAAGCCCCAGTCGATGCCGTTGTATCGCTTCCACGTCGCGGGCAGTGCGATCGGCTCGATGACGTGCCGGTCGCGCTTGAGTTGGAACATCTGGCCTTGGAACACGTCCCAGTCCCCGTCCAGGAATGCGGCCCGCAACTTTTCGGGCAGCGCCTTGAGGTCGGCGGCGTATTCAGGGTTGACGTGGGGGTTGTCGGACAGCTTCGACGGGATGAAGCGCACCGTGCGCCCGCGCTCATCGACGATGACCTTGCTGCCGTAGCCAGTGGGCTTGATGTAGCGGGTCTTCACCGCGCCGTGGCCCGGGCCGCCCGGGTTGGTGCCGGAGCGGATGCCGAGAACGGGGATGTCGCGGCGTCCGGACCGCAGCCGGGATTCGAGGAAGCTGCACACGTCGGGTGGGGTGAGGGTCCGCTCGTCGAAGATAAGCAGCTGGTACTGGCCGCCCTGCCTGCGGGTGGCGTCCTGGACGGTCTCGGCGTACCGAAACATGATCAGGCTGCCGTTGGGGAACCGGAGCTCGTACTCGGTGCCGTTCCAGCGGGCCCCGAGGTCTTTGGCGAAGTTGAGGTTCACCAGTTCGGCGATCAGTGACTCTTTGAGTTCGCCGTAGGTGCGGCGGAAAGCCCCGACGCGCAGCCCCGGGTAGCGGACGCATTCCCGGATGGCGTGCGCTGTCAGGGCCCGGCTTTTCCCCCGCCCGCAGCGCCGCCGAACAGGACGTCGAACTCTTCTGCACTGTGGAAGGTCAGCTGCTTCGGGGTGGGGGTGTAGCCGAGGGCGCCGAAGACGTCCTGTGGGGGTGCTTCCAGCATCTGGGCGGCGAGGATGAGGGCGTCCACGACTCACCCCTTCCTGATCAGACGGCGCGGAGGTGGCGGGCGGCGACTTGCTTGGCCGCGGCAGCAGATTCGCCGGTCACGCCAGCCGCGATGAGTGCCGCGTCGATGGCCCGCAACACGGTCTCGGCCTGCTTCTCGGTGATTGCCGCAAGCCTCTCGTCGATGTTGAGGCGGGCGATGTTGGCGAGCAGCGTTCCGGCCTGGTTGACGGCCCTTTCGTACAGGGCGACTTCGGCGCGGAGTTGCTCGCCGGCGCCGCCCTTGTAGCGGATCTCTTCGAGTTCGTTGACCTTGGCGCCGAGCGCGTTCTTGAACGCGAGCACTTCGCCGGCCAGCTCGCTGAGTGCGGTGAGCGGGTTGTCGACGGGGCTGGCGCCGATCTGGACGAGCAGCTTGTTGGCTTCCTTCATCAGCTTCACCTCCGCGATCCGCTTCCCCGCCGCTTTGAGGGCGTTGGGTGCTTTGCCGCCGTGCGCCTTGCAGACGTCCTGGCCCCTCATGGCCCAGTCGGTGCAGCGCTGTCCGGCGTTGTGGCCGTTCTTGGTGGTGCCGGTGCAGCGGCGTTCGTCGGGTGCTTTGCCGATGAGGCCTTGGCCGCTGTGGCGGTGGCAGACGTCGTAGCCGGGGAGCGTCCAGAGTTGGCAGCGTCCGCGGGGGTCGCCGCTGGGGTAGAGGCGGATGGTGACGCATTGCCGGTCTGGGGGTGGCTTGCGGGGGCCGGGGTGTGCCATTAGCTGCTGCCGGTAGTCCAGTGCTCGGGCAGCAGTGTCGGCGCGGGTTCGTCGACCGGCTCGGGCTCGGGCAGCGGCTCGGGGGTGCAGTCGCAGCCGGGCAGGTCCGCCTCGCTGGGCGCGGTGCAGCTGCTGGCATGGACGAGTGCGGCGGCGTCCATGTCGATGGCGTGCGGTCCGCAGGCGAAGACGGGGGTGGTGCACTCGTCGGCCTGCGGGAGCGGCCCGAACTCGGGGGCCGGGAGCTGAGGGTCGGCGAGGAGGAGCCGCTCGTCGCGCTTCTCCTGTTCGAGGGTGATGTGCGCGGCGAGTTCGGCGGCGGTGAGGCGCCGCCGCCACTGCACGATCGCCCGGTCGGGGCAGGCCGTACACCGCGGGCCTGCGGGCGCCGGAGCGGCCGGGGTGGTGTCGGCAGGGCTGGTCACAGTGGCCTCCTCAGGCGGGTTCTGGGCCGATGTTTTCGAGGCGCATCCGGAACGGGTACGCGGTGTGGGCGTAGACGACTCCGGAGCCGGTGCCCTGATGCGCGAGCGCGACCGTGATGCTGCCCGCGTTGATGTGACCGGCGCCGATGGTGAACATCTCAACCATCTCCTCGTACCCGAAGCTCAGCGAGGGGTACAGGTCCGGGTCACCCTCAGGGAGCGGGCTGCTGGTGAAAGTGCCCGCATAGATGGCGATCGCGCCCGCGTTGTCGAGGAGGGCCCAGTCGAGGAAGTGGCTGCCGGCGCGCATGAACCCGCCGTGGACCTTGATGCGGTCGCCCACGGCCGCCGCAATCGAGCACTGGAGCTTCGTCGTCGCGGACGTCTGCACGATCGTCCACGACGCGGCCGACGGCAGGCCACCCAGGTTGTCGTCGGTGATGCGAATGCTGGCCGTGCGGGTCGATGAGCCGCCGCTACCAGCCGGGAGCACTACCCCGATCGTCCCGGATGCCGACCGGACCTTGAGGACGCCACCCTCGACGTACAGCACTGCACCGGAGGCCGGGTTGCTGTCGGGGATAGTGACTGCATTGGGCAGGTGCAGCACCCCAACGCCGTCGCCGAAGTCGACACCGCCGTCCAGCAGCGCAACATTTGGCCCGCTCACCCCGGGCTGCACGCGCAGCACGGGCACACCGTTGGCCGAGTCGACGAGGTACAGGTCTTGTGACCCCGGACCCATCTGCCAGGCCCAGCGGTCCACGCCCGCCGTGCGCAGTCCGTAGGCGGCGTAGTTGGTGGTGGCACCGCGGTCCACGGCGTTGATGGCGGTGCCGGTGGAGTCGACGATGAGGTTGCCGTCGGCGATGGTGACGGTGCCATCGACGGTGCCGCCGCCATCAAGGGCGAGGTACTTCGCGGCGGCGTCAGCTTCGGCAGCCGCTGTTGCGGCATCGGCCTTCGTCGTGGCATCCGTGGCCGCCGCGCCGATCGCCGCCGCCTGGGCCGCGTTGGCCTTGGTGGTCGCATCGGTTGCCGCTGCGGCCTGGGCGGCTGCTGCTGCTCCGATCGTGTCGAAGTCGCCGACCGCATGGGTGGCCGCCGTGCCGAGACCGAGGTTGTTGCGGGAGGTAGTGGCGTTCTGTACGTCGGACAGATTGTTCTCGGCGAGCAGCGCCCCGACCGTGCCGGCGCCGCCGAAGGTGATGCCGCTGCCTGGCCATGCTCCGGCCACCTTGGGTCCGTACAGGACTGCAGAGGTGGGGTAGTTGGTGGTGTCCACGTAGTAGTCGCCGTCGATGCCCGTACCGCTGGACGGTGCGCCGACGCCGTTGAGAACGGCGTTGCCGCGCGGGCCTTGTGCGCCGGTTGGGGAGACGATGACGGTGGGTGGGGCGGTGACGGTGACGGGCACGGTCACCTCCTACTGTGCGGCGACGAGGGAGCTGTTGAAGGTGCCCTCGACCCAGCAGGTTGCCGTGGTGAGACCGGGATTGGCCCACAGCGCGTGCGGGCGGGCACCCTTGCCGAGGAGCGTGGTGGCCGCCGGGGTCAGAGTCACGGTCACGGTGGCGGTGGGGATGTCCACGGCGATCTGACCCTGTGCGGTCGCGGTGGTGGTGACCTTGACGAGCGGGGGCACGGTGGCGTCGGTGACGTTCGACCGGATGACGAACTCCCACGTCATCCCCGTCAGGTTCACGAGGGTGCCGTCACCGTTCTTGAGGGTGAACGACTGCACCCACTGCGATCCGGCGGCCGTAAAGGTGTTCCACTGCATCGGTAGCGCGGCCACGATCCACCGCCCTTAGCTGAGGTGCTGTCCGGCGTGAATCACGAACGGGATCCCGAAGGCGACGAGCCCGGCGGCGACCATCCGTACCCGGTCGAGGGCCGGTGTCGCATTGGGGGCGATCGCGGCGAGGCCCCAGATGACGACGGCGATCAGGTAGCAGATCAGGTCAAGCACGGTGGCCTCCTCAGCTCTTAGCGCGGCGCAGGTATGCGGACCCCGGCGAACCGTGAATGCCGAGGCTCCGCAGTTCTCGCTGCACGACGTCACGGAGGTCACGTTCGTTGAGGACGCCGCCGTGGACGTGGATGGTGATCGCGGTCGGCGGGCCGTCCGACTCGGTAGCGGTCTGCTCGTGCGCCGCGTCGATGTGCTCGCGGATCCCGTCCGCGATCGCCCCGCAGGGGATGCGCAGGTTGCGTTCGTCGCCGCCGTCGATGAGGACGCTCAGCGGGCAGTCGCAGACGGGGCACAGGACTCGGATCGCGCGAATGTCGGGCACGGGCTACGCCTCCTGCTCGGCGTGCGCCGTGACGAATGCGACCGCATCCGCTTCGATATCGAGGATCGCGGCGGGGACGGTGAGCCGGGCCTCGGCCTGCCCGTTCACGTCGAGGACGAGTTCCACGCGGGACACGAAGGTCAGCGGCTCGCCGTCGAGTTCGATGGTTGCCGTGGTGGGGTCGCCGTCGCAGCGGACGACGAGGCGGTGGCGTTCGGGTTGGGGCATGCAGGTCTCCAGGGTGTGCGGTAGCCCCGGCGCCTGGAACGCCGGGGCCGCCTACCCGGCCGCGATCAACGGCGGGCGATGGGGGGTGTTGGGGCCCGCTGCCCGGCGGGCTCGGTGAAGTACCGGGCAGCGGGGTTCCGGCACGCTCGGGGGGGGGCGTTGAGCGCCGGTTGTGTCCTCGCGGCCGGGAGCGACCCGCAAGCGCTCAACCGGACCGCGAGGAGCGTGGGGGTTACGCGGCCTGTAAGGCGACGCGACGGGCGTGCGGACCGGTGGCCGCCTGCTGCCGCTCTTCGGCGATCGCTTCTATCTCCGGCCTGGCGTACATGGTGCCGTCACAGCGGCGTTGCCCCGGGAACCTGTGGATCTTCCCGCGAGTGGCCCACTGTCGGACCGCCGCCTCAGAGACGCCAGCAATCTCGGCGGCCTCGCTGGCAGAGATGAGGTCCTCGGGATCAAGATGCCAGATATCCATGGCACCCCCTACATGGCAGAACCCCCGCCGCTGTGCGACAGGGGTTCAAAGGCATAGATGTTGCGCTGGTGCCGATTGTGACATCCGGGGTAGATCTTTGTCTAGCGGGTCTGTCAAGGGGTGCGCCGGTCAAGCTGCGACCGATTCTCCAGGGGTGCCGTGGAGGGCATCGCGGAGCTTCTCCCACGCTTCACGGTCGGGCCATTCGGTGCCGCAGCCCTGACACTTGATGGCCTCCTTCCGGGTGGACGCGGTGAGTTGGCGTTTGCACGGGCCGTCAACGGTGAGGACCGGGCAGGCGCCAATGCGGATGGGCCCGATCCTCCGATCCGGCGACAGAGCAGCCGTGCACTCGGAGTGCAGCCGCCGGATCTCCTCCACGTCCTGCCCGACCTCCGCGTACCGTTCGCACGCCCACCCGAGGTTGTTGGTCAGGAACTCGATCTGCTTGGGCAGGGATTGGCCGGCGTTGCCGCGCCACGGTGTGACCGTCCAGCCGAGGGTCTGCCGCCACGCGTCCTCAATTACCTGCAGACGGGTGGCGACTCCTCCAGCCGCGGCGAGGTTGAGGACTTCGGCGTTGGCGGGGATCGGCGGCACGCGCGACCCGGTGGGCATCCCGGTTCCACGCCGGGAGCCCCGGACGAGCGCGGCGGTCGTGTTGACGCGGGCGAAGAGGGCGGGGAGTTCGGCGAGCCGCTTCCCGGTGCGGTCCTGACAGGGACGGCACGCCCAGCGGTCGGTCTCGTCGGCCCACAGGTCTTTGCTGCAGGCCACGCAGCGCGGCCACACGTAGCTGGAGTCTTCGGCGGTAGCAAGGTCGTGCACGGCGGGTCTCCTTGCGGTGGTGCGGGCAGTTCAATGGCTGATGTAGATGGTCGCCTTGGTGTGGGCGGCGCAGGCATCACGGAGGCGACGCAGATAGTCGAGGGCGCCGTCGTAGTTGCCCCAGCCATTGGTGGGGTTCATGGCCTCGTACTTGGCGGGGTTGGCTTCCATATCCGCAACGGCGCGGCTGAGGTCGCCGATGCAGTCGCCAGCCGTCTTGTCCTTCAACTCGGCAAGTCGGTAGCCGAGGGCTTCGGTCCACATGCTGGAGACGTTGGCGGTGTAGTTGCCGATGTCGGCGGGGCAGAACTCGTGGGGCTCGGGGCCGCCCGTGTCGACTGTGACGTAGAGGGCGATGTCGTAGCTCACGGGCGGTGCTCCTCGGGTGCGGGCGGTACGAGGTGCTCAGTCTCTGACTGTAATCATGCACACAGCGCGTGACATCCAGGCCAATGGCTGCGCAGATTGCACAATCTCCCCACCGTGCGCCGGTTCCCCCCGCCACACTCGACCTCATGGCGGTCGCGTTGTGGGCGTTGGGTGATGACGAGGCGGAGCTGGCCGAGTGGCTGGCTGCTCACGGCATGCTGCCGGTGGGGCAGCCGGTGCACGGGATCACGGCACGGGCCCGGCTGATGCAACGCTGCGAGCCACGGGGCGGCGTACCCGAGCCCACCGACGGCTGAGGCCCCCGCTTTCGGCGGGGGCCTCGATGTGGCGGGGCGGGCTCGGGGTGGGGCTCAGATGCGGGTGAGTCCGATGACGCTGGGAGCCCAGCCGCTCCACTCGCGCCACTCGGCGGGGTTGTTCAGGTCGGTCTCGGCGACGAGCATCGGCCCGCGCTCCTCGGTGAAGATCAGCGCGTAGATGTCACCCAGTCGATCACGGAAGCGGACGAGGATTTCGGGGGCCTCGGATTCGGCGCTCACGGCGGTCACCTTCCGATCGCGTTACCGGGGGCCATGCGGATGCGCCCGTCGGGTTCGTCGAGGACCAGCCAGTCGTGGTGCGGCTGGCAGTGGAACAGGCCGCGGACCTTGGGTTCGCCGCAGTACGAGGCGCGGGAGTCCCAGCCCGATTCGCTGATCTGGTAGCCGCACGTCTGGCTGCTGCGCGGCGGCTCGCGGTCGAGGGTCTTCGCCACGGTCAGATGCCCTTGCGGAGGTGCTTGAGGTGCTTGGGCAGCTTCTTCCCGGCGTCGCGGACGGCCTCCTGGAGGCGGTCGTCTTCCTCGTTCTCGATGAGGATCCCGGCCCGGGACTGCTTGGCGGTGTTGTCGTACAGGTCGGCCTGCGCGCGACGGAAGTCGGCGAGGGCCTCGTTGTGGTCGGCGTATTCCGCGAGTTCGTCGCGGGTGGGCTTGGACATGGTGGTCTCCTAGTAGCTGGGCTTGATGCGGGTCGTGCCGAGGGGCGTGACGTGGCGGTGTTCGCCGTTTCGGTCGGCGTCGCGGATGGCTCGGTCGATTTCCTGCTGGGTCCACATGCACGCGTCGCGCAGGTGGGCGCGGAGGTTGGCCTCATTGAAGGACTGCCGGGAGTCGGGCGAGCTGATGACGTCGTAGTAGGCGGTGGGCATTGCGTCCCCTCCTTGTGCGGTTGGCGGTGTTCAGATGTTGCGCGAGCCAGCGAGGTCGGCGGCCTGGTCCAGGAGGCGAAGGGGCACGGTGGGCCTGCCCCACGCGTCGTTGAATCCGGGCACGCTGTCCGCGTTGGTGAACTGCCGGCGGATGGCGTCCAGCAGAACGTCCAGCCCCTCGCTCGCCAGCCCGTAGTTGCCGCGGGCTTCCTTGTAGATCGCGGATTGCAGGCAGTCGGGGCCCGGCACGCTGGTCGTCGGGGTGTGGCCGCACCATCCGTCGCGGGTGAGCCGCTGGAGGGCCCGCTGGAGGAGGGCTGCGACGGGTGTCGGGTACAGGTCGACGGGCGTCCGGGGGGAGTCGACGGGGCCGCGGATGACGTCGGCTAAGTCGACGGGCTCGGTGGCGATGTGGGCGGTGTTGATGTCGTTGGCGAGGCTGGCTTCTTCGAGGCGGATGGTCATGGCCGCGTCCACGGCCGCCATCCGCGCTTCCAGGCTCAGTACCGGGGCGGGGGTGGTGCGGGCCGCGGGCTGAACCTGGGCGGCGAGGGTGACGGTCGTGGCGGGCATGGATCAGCCTTCCTGGGACTTCGCGCGCTCGTCGGCTTCGCGGGTGATCCGGTCGGCTTCGGCGTGGTCGGCGGGGTCGCTGGAAAGGTTGAGTTTCACGGTCTTGACCAGGTCGCGGACGTTGTCCGCGCCCCAGACGGCGGGGTTGAGTTTCATGGCGGGTCTCCTATCGCTGGAAGGGGTTGTTGGCGCGCTGTCGTTCGCGGCGTTGCTGGACGGGGCAGGTGTCGGGGTGTTCGACGTCGCGCGGGCTGCAGCACCCGCAGTGGGGCCAGCGCGCGCGCTGGCCTTTGCCGCAGTGGTCGCACATGGTCAGTTGCCGAGGTGGTCGAGGCCGTGGCGGCGTTCCCACTCGCGGGTAAGGCCCTGGGCGACATCGCGGTTGCCGTCGAGCCCGGCGCGCTCGTAGACGTCCATGGCGTCGAGGAGTTCGGCGTCGGTGTAGTTGGGGATCGTCTTGTTCGCCCAGCTCTTGCCGGAGAAGTCGATGGCCATGGCGGTCAGGCCTTCGTGAGTTCTTCGGCGTAGAAGCCGATGTAGCCGCCGACGGCCTCGCGAACGCGGCCTTCGATTCCCTTGACGGCGATCAGGCCGCCGGACTTTGATCCGTCGTCAACGACCGTGCCGGTCTTGCCGTGGTGGGCGAGGTTGTCCAAGTTGGGGCGGCTGACGGTGACGCGGTCACCGGGCTGGAACTGCATGCGGGTCTCCTTAGCCCTGCGGAAGGAATGAGCAGGTGTTGGCGTGGTCCTGGGCCTGCTGCGTGATCTGGAAGTCGTAACCGCCACCGATGTTCGTGTCGCTGCAGCCGGTGCACCGCCAGCCGAGATAGGCGGCACCGTCCTCCTTGACGACGTTGACGTGGGCTCCGGATTTGTTCGGGACCGTGGAGAGGATCTTTGGTTCCATGGTGTTTCTCCTTGGGTTACTGGGGCCGGACTGTCCGGCCGCCGAACCCCACACCGGTCGGGGCGTGTGGAGCACGGCGGGTGGGCAGGTCAGTACCAGGACCAGGGCTGACCGTTGCTGGCGTGGCGTTCGGCGACGACGGCGAGTTCGCGGGCGCTGACGGCCCAGAACGCGGGCATTCGGGGACTTGCTGCCGCCGTTCGGAAGATCTGCGCCATACGGGCCGCATCACGGACTGCAATGTCGAACGGGCCGTCGCCACGGTTGGCGTTGTGGAACAGCGGCTGAATGGTCCGCCAGTCTGCGGCGGGCACGATGTGGGCGATGTGCTGGCCGAGTTCGACCATTGCGGTTGCGGACCGGTAGGCGCCGCCGTTACTCCATCCCATGACGAACTCCTCTCAGGCGGCGCGTCGGCCGCGCTTGGGCTGGGTGGAGTAGTCGTTGAGGTTGCCGCCGCGAATGTTGGGCCCGTCGTCCTCGTTGAGCCATTCGCGGTACTGGCTCAGGGTCATGAGGCCCTTGCAGGGGGCGGCGTTGCGGTTGTCGTAGACGGGGCCGGCGCACGCCCACAGGTCGGGGGCGCCTTCGGGCAGGCCGGTGAAGGTCGAGATCTTCGTGAAGACGTGCTCGTCGAGGTACTGCCGAGCGCCCGGCCCGTTGTCCGACTTGATCGTGTAGTAGGTCTTGCCGAGCACGACCTTCTTCGCGAAGCGCTTGGCTTCGTTGCTGGCGCCGGACTTGTGGATGGCGTCGGTGAGCTTGCAGTCGAGGTAGTTGGTGGCGCGGTACCAGGTGCCCATGACGGGCTCCTTTCGGGTTGGTCCGGGGTGATCCCCGGTTTTTGGGTGTGCTGAGGGAAGCCCCCGGCGGGGGCTGGTGGTTTGTGATGGTTTGTGGGGCGTACACCCCCCGTACAGTGACCGCTATATGCCGGTATGCGGGGCGTACAGTCGGGGCGGTCAGCCGTACAGGTGGACGGCTCCAGGTGGCCGGTGAGCGGGGGGTGTACGGGTCACATACCGGCATCTACCTGGGCAAACAGCCGCCCTGTACGGGGGGTGTACGGCCTATCAGGCAGCCTCCGGGGAGGCGAACTGGTCCCGCTTGAAGCCCTTCAGGCGCTTCCCGGCACCGAAGGTCACGATGTTCGTTGTTGTGATCCCATCCCGGCGCAGACGCTCCCGCAGAGCATCCACATCAACGCCCAGCTCCTCGGCCAGCAACTCAGCCGTCAGCCCCTGCGTCTCCGGAACCCCCAGCCGATCGAACACCGCCACCGCATCCCGGCGCATCTCCGCCGCACGCGCCACCGCCTCATCGACACGACTACGCGACGCCGCCTGACCCGTCAGCGTCCCGGCCTTCACCCGCAGGTCGTAGCCGCGCTCCACGATCTCCCGGAACTCCGGCAGCTCGATCACATCGGACTTCTGCGTGATGTGACCCGACTCCGCACCCTGGTCCAAGACCACGACACCCTTGTGGTGCTCCAGCAGCTTGTGCGGCGCCGCGCCGGCCTGCACGGCGTCGTCGCCGAGAACCATCCGCGCGGAGGCGTCGCCCTTGACCCGAAAGCAGGCGCGCTTCACGCACACCCCGCGCAGCTTGGTCGGGACGCTGTCGGAGTCGGGGCGCTGGGTGATGAACACGCCCATGCCGCCGACGAACCGGGCCACGCGCACGTACCGGGCGAGGGTCTCGACCAGCACGTCCTTGCCGTTGCGGTGCTTCGCGCCCTTGCCGTCCTCGTCCTCCTCGACGACCTTGACGCGGGTGTTCGCGGCGGCGTCCAGGAGTTCCTGGAGCTCGTCGACGATGAGGAGGGTGAGCCTCTTGTCGGGCTGCCGGGCAAGCGCCGGGGTGAGCTTGCCTTCGGGGCACTGCTGGGGGTCGGTCTCGGACAGGCTCTCCAGCTGCTCGCCGAGGTTCTGCATGCTGCCGATCAGGTCGTCCAGCACCTCGTGGACTTCGACGAGGGTGTCCGGCTTGGAGCCGGAAATGTAGGCGTGGGCGATCTTCTTGAGGGCTGCCCAGTCCGGCCCGGACTTGCCGGTGATGACGATGATCCGCACGTAGGGGTCGAGGGCAGCTGCAGCAGCGATCAGCCGTGCCAGGTACGACTTGCCGTAGTCCTGCAGTCCGCCGATCAGCAGCGACGACCACAGCAGGTGCAGTGCCTGCCGGTCATGCCGGGCGTCCTGGCCGAGCGGTACGCCGTGCTGCCAGAAGTTCCACTCGGGGGCGTTGATCAGGGGGGACGGGGTCTTTCCGGCGCCGAACGGGTTGTCGGCGTCGGCGACCCAGATGGTGAATCGGCTCTCGTGCCCCTCGGCGCTGGTGTCCTTCTTCAGTTCGATGCGGGACGCCTTGACGCGCAGTGCGCCGGCGAGCGGTACGAGGCGGGCGATGGCCTGCTCTGCGGTGCGTCCGCCGGGCAGTTCGATGGTGGCGGTCCAGCCGGGGCCGTCGGTGCGCAGGCCGAGGACGCTGGTCTCTTCGCGGTCGGCCTCCTCGATGATCTTCGCTTTGACGAGGGCGGTGACCAGGTCGTTCGCACCCCGCACCTGCACGTCCTCGGACTTCGTGAGCACGACCGGACCCGCAGCACTCGCGGAGGCCGCGGCGGCGATGGTGGCGGGCGACTCAGCGGCCAGCGTCACCGGAGACGACTCCTTGTCGTCGGCTTCGCGGTTCCGCCCCGCCCACCAGGCCGCACCGAACCCTCCGAGGAGGACGGCGAGGAGGCCGAGGATGGGGTGCTGCATCTTCCCCAGCAGCATCCAGCCGGCCACCACGCCCGCGGCGACCATGGCGCACCGACTGGCCTGCTGGGTGCGCTTGTGGCGCTTGATGTCCTTCTCGGTGACGTCGTCGTCGGCGTGCGGGAGGACGGGGCCGACGGTGACGCGCGTGGCGAACGCCTGGTTGAAGCGGTCCGCCTGCCCGGGGTGCCCCTGGTTGGCGGCGGTGGCGGCCTGCTTCTGCAGGTCCCGGACTTCGCTGTGGTGCTGGCGGATGGCCTTGCGGTTCTCGGCAGCCCGCTTGTGGATGACGTCCTTGGCGAGGTTCTCCTCGTCGACACCTTCAAGGAGCACCCAGGCGCGGCCCTGCTGGTAGAGGGTCTGGCAGCCGCGCTTGGTCTGCGCCCACACGGTCAGCTTGACGACCGGCGGCGGGGCATCGGCGGGCACCGGCTTGAGGAGTACGTGGGCGGGCGGGTTGGTGGGCATGGGCGGGACGTGATTCTGGACCGGGATCTGGGGGCCCGCCGTCTCGGGCGGGGTGGCGTGCGTGGTCATGGCGGCGGGGCTCCAGGCTTGGGTTAGAAGTTGGTGAGGGTGTTGGCGGCAGCGGTGACGGCGGAGTTGGTGAGCTGCTTGATCAGCGGGCCGACGAACGTCCCGTCCAGGAGCACCCCGAGCGCGACGAGCGTGATCGCCCAGCTGGCGGCGACCTTCCGGCCCTTGATGCCGATGAACACGATCACGCCGATCAGCATCAGGCCGACGATGCCAACGCCGATCGTGCCGCCGCTGACGTTCGCCGGCGTGACGTTGTTGACGGCCGGGGTGACGTTCGTGTCGACCACGGGGGCGACGGACGGCTGGACGGCGGCCACGGTGACGACCGCAGCCGAGTGGTCGGCGGTGGCCGTGTAGTGGGTGGTGGGCAGGCCCCGGACGGTCATGGCGCGGGTGCCGTCGGCGAGGCGGACGCTGGTGTCGGTGGCGGCCTGGACGGAGGTCACGGTCGCGGTGTGCTGGGTGGCTGCGGCGACCGCCGGGGTGGCGATCCCGAGCGCCGCCAGAGCAGCACCCGACAGGGCCACGGAGCGGACGATACGGATGGACTGGCGGGACATGATGGGGACTCCTTCGAGGGTCAGTTCTGGTCGGTGTTTGAGGTGTTCTCGGTGGCGAGCCGACGACGTACATCGACGGCCTGCGCGCGCTTTGCGATGGGGTGGAACGGGGCGCTGTCGCCGCGTGTCCGGCGGGGCGGAATCGGCTTCGGTCGGGGACTGGTTCGGGGCTTCGCGGGAGAGGGGGATAGATGGGAGCTACGCTGCGCGTTCGTGACCTTGCTGGGTGTGTTCCCGGGGGCTTCTGAGAGGGCCGCTGCGACGCGTCGTGCGGCGACGTTGCGGGTGCGGATGACGTCGACGCTGTCGCCCGGGTCGGTGCCCTCGATGTCTCTGTAGGCGCGGATCCAAACGGCTTCGGTCACGGTCGTCTCGCCGAGCGCGGCAGCCAGCTTCAGTGCGTGCTCCCACACCTCCTGGAACTCCTTAGCGCGGTCAGTGGCGAGCTTGTTCGCGGCTTCCTCGGCAGCCTTGAGATCCGCCGCCTTCGCGTCGTCGGCAGCCTTCTTCTCTGCGGCCTTCCCGGCCGCCGCGCGGGCCTCGGCCTTCTCCTTCGCCTTGCGCTCCCGACGGGTGAGCGCGCCGTCACGCTTACGGATCCGGCCGTGCTCGTGGAGATCCCAGACGCCCGGGCCGGCGACGGACGCGAACGCGGTACCGATGGCGGTCGCCGGGTCGAAGGCGTTCAGGCCGTGCCACAGGTTGACCCCGGCGGCGATGAACGCCAGCAGCCACGCGATGAGCCGGTAGTGCCAGTGCGGACGGTGCCCGGCGACCGCGGCGGCAGCACCCTTGAGGACGACCGCCGCACCACCTTCGAGCATGAGCGGGGCGATCACGAGCCACGGGGCGACGGGGGTCCAGAACGCGGCGATCTGCACAGGCAGGGCGACGACGGCGCACACGATGTAGAAGCCGAGGGCGTACCGGCGCCACCGGGCGTCGGCGACGGCGATCTCCTTCGCCGCCTTGTCGGCGGCTTCCTGCTGAATCCGCTGCTCCTCAGCGGCGGACTGCGCTTCGTCGTCGGCCTCCTTGCGGGAGGCGGCGGCCTGCCGGTCGATCTCCTCCTGCTCGGCCTGGAGTTCGGCGAGCTTCCGGGCGTGCGCGGCCTGCTTCTCCTCCATGGCCATGCGGTTGCGCTCGTTGGCGAGCCGCAGACGCTCCGCCTCAGCCTCGGCCTTGGCGCGGATCGCGTCGGCCTCGGCGAGGGCCTTCACGCGGGCGGCCTCGACGGCGGCGGCGGTCTGGGCCCGGATCGCCTCGGCCTCAGCCTCGGCGCGCGGGTCGACGATGGGGACGGGAGTGGCGGCAGGCTCAAGCTCGGGGGCGGTCTGCTCGTCCTGGATGACGCCGTTGATGATCGGGAACGACTGCCAGCCCTCATACACGGGCACGGCAAGCCGCTTGGTGCCGTTCACCTGGGCCGGGTTGGCGCTCACGGGAGATCTCCTTGTCTGGTCGGGCGGTTCGGGGTTCAGGCGGTCGCGGTCTTGGACTGGCGCTGCTGCACCACGTACTGGCGGCCCAGCAGGGCGACCGTCAGCAGGGCCTTCGGGTTGAAGCGGGCGATGACCACGATCAGCAGCGCGGGTACCGTGATCCACGGCTGGTGGAGCATCCACACGGGCACGGCCAGCAGGGACGGCGCGGATCCGAGGACGGCGACCAGCAGCACCCACAGGGCGACGGTCGACGCGCTGAGCCTGCGCGGCGGCGGGGTGGGGGCGGTCGGGGCGGCTGGAGTAGACACGGGGGTTCCTTCCGGTGGTCGGGTCGGGGTTACTGCGGTCGGATCTCCTGGCGGCCCGTGCGGGACGGGCATCCAGGGCTACCGGCCGGCAGGGACGGTCAGGCCAAGGAGGTGGTACGGGAACGGGTCGGATTCGGTCCGGGCGCTGGCCCACTTGATCCAGTACCAGTGGAACGGGAACGACTCGACGCCCATCTCCATGAGGGCGATCGCCCGGTGGTGCCCGTCGCCGACGTACACATCGAAGTACCGGTCGTCGACGCCCAGCAGGATCGGCACCTGAAGCCCGCGCACCGCGATCGACGCCTTCAGCTCATCGACCTTCACGCGGTCCTTCCCGGGCCGGCCGAACTGGCGTCGGGCGTGATCCCACTTCCGGAACTCCGTCGGGTGGATCTGCTGGTCGTTGAGGAACGCGGTGGGCATCTGGCCGAAGTACTTCATCGAGACGGACTCCTCTCAGGTCGGTGGTGCGGTCGGGTGGTGTACCGCCACCCCGGGCCGCGGGGGAACACCCCGGGGTGACGGCGGTTCTTGCCGGGCTTGACGGGTCGTCGGAGCGGTCCCCGCGAAACCCGGCGGTCTCAGGCGAGCCGAAGCTCTTCGTTGGCCTCGTACAGCAGCCGGTCGACCTGCTTGAGCAGCCGCTCCCGGGTCGTGGCGGCGTCGTCGCCGAGGTGCTGCACGGTTCGGAGCAGGTCGGCGGCCTCGGTCAGCCACTCGCGGGTCTGGCCGAGCGAGCCGAGCCGGTTGGCCGCGGTGTCGAGGAAGCCGATGAACCCGGCCTCGGTGCAGTCGTCGGCGTCGAGGGTGATACCGACGGCGTCGGCGATTGTTACGGCGTAGTCGGTGATCAGGGTGTCGATGGTGATGGGCGTGGTCTTCACTTCGGCTCCTCGATGACTGGCGGCGGCGGAACGGGCGTCTCCTGGTTGGCGCCGTAGTCATCAAGCGGGGTGCTCACGACCGGCCTCCCTGCTGGCGTCGGGCGGCCTCGGCTGCCTTCGCGGCGGCCATGGCGTTGGCGATCCGCTGCTGGGCGAGCGCGTCGGCGGCCTGCTGCTCCGGGTTCTCGGCCACCGTCACTCACCCCCGCCCACGAGAGCGGCGGCGGCGGTGGGCAGGTCCCGGTTGGCGGCGCTCAGGAATGCGAGCGTCATGGCCGGTGTCAGCCGGTACGTGGTCTGCCAGAACGCGCCACGCTCGTCCCGGCTCGTCAGGGTGAGCAGGCCGCCACCATCGGGGGTCTCCTCGACCTTGAACATCGTCAGGTCGTCGATCAGCGGGGCCGGGGCCGCGGCAGTGGTGGGCTGGATCGCGTACACCGTCACCACCCCCGCACGGCGGCGGCCAGTCGACGCAGCGCCCTGGCGAACGCGAACCTCGGCGGCAGGTCCGGGATGATCGGGGGGAGGCCGCTCATCGCGCACCCGCCTCGGTCTCGGCGAGCCGGTCCGCAGACTCCCGGAGCCTGGCCGCCCGCTCAAGCAGCACGAGCAGCTGCTCCCGAAGCGCAGGCCGCTCGCCAGCCGGAACCGTGAAGTAGTTCAGCCCGTTCTGCAGCTTCCGGGCCTCGTCCTGGACGATGCGCAACTCGGCGTAGAGGTCACTCGATGTCAACTGCTCGCTCATCGGACACCCCCGGGCTGCTCGCCGTGCTTGGCGGCGTTCCCCGACGCGTCCTGGTAGGCGGCCTGGTAGTGGCCGACGCTCCCGGCCGACGGGTGACCCGGCGTGGCCTGGATCTCCACGATCCGCGCGGCCAGACCGTTGGCACGGCTCTGCTCCTCGGCGGCGAAGGCCGGAGACGGAAGGTGGCTCACAGGTCCTCACCACCGGCGGCGAGCTCGTAGGCGACCTGCTCGGGGATCCGGGCAGCCCACGCGGAGTCCTGGAGGTCAAGCTCCTGGTACGCGGCCTCGATCTGCTCGGCCGGCGACAGGGTGGCGCCCGGGGCGCGCTTCGGCAGGCGGACGTGCGAGGCGGCGGCGTGCGCGGCGGCATCGGCCTGAGACATCGGGGCGGCGTAGGCGGTGGTCACTGCGACCACCGGTCCGTCGCGACGAGAAGCCGCTGGAGCGCCGCGAGACCCGAGGCGGAAAGGCCCGAGGCGACGACGATGGGGGACGGTACGGGGGCGGTGCGGGGGGTCGTGCTCATGACGCGAGCTCCTCGGGGGTCGGGTCGACGCCCGTCAGGGCGGCTTCGGGGACACGGATCGCTCCGCCGCCGCGCTGGGCGGGGGCGCCTACGGCCTGCGGCTTTCCGTACCGGATCGCCTCTAGGCGACCCTCCTGGATCCACCGGTAGACGGTGGCGGGGTGCACGTTGAGGCGCTTGGCGACCTCCTTTACGCGCAGCATGCGGGCTCCAATCGTTGGTTTCGCAACTGCCGCAACCATAACTGTTTAATCGGAGATGTAGCAAGCTTCTGAGTCCATGAATGTCCGCCTCAGAGTCGCTGCGCGTAATCATCAAGGGCTTAAGGTTGAGGTCAGCGCCGCAACGACCTTCGAGAGGGGCCCGCCAGTGACTGCGAAGTGGACCAGTACGTCTACGCCATACCTGCTACCACGCAGGCCCGGACAGGTAGACGCCTGGACGCAGGAGGCCGGAGCGCGCGGGGGTCAGCGCCTCATCGAGGTGGCCATCAAGGTGCCGCCGGCCGAGGTTGCGGAATCCCTCGGTCTCGCCGTTGGAGAGAGTGCGGTAGCGCGTCGGCGGGTGATGACCCTCGACGGGCAGCCCGTTGAACTCACCGACTCGTACTACCCGCAGAGCGTTGCGGTGGGGACGCAACTCGCTGAGCACGCCAAGATCCGGGGTGGCGCTCCAACACTCCTCCGCAGCCTCGGCTACGAGGTGCACCGAGTAGCCGAAGAGGTAGAGGCGCGGGCGACAACGCCTGACGAGGCCGAAGCTCTCGGCCTTGAACCGGGAACTCCCGTACTCACGCTGCTGCGAGTGACCTACTCCTGCAGTGAACAACCCATCGAGGCATCACTGATGGTCATGAAGGGCCCTCACCGCCTCCGGTACGAAATGGAGATCGGCTGACGTGGTCAAGCACAAGGACAAGCGCGCCGTGGCTGAGCGCATCGCCGCGAACATCAGATTCCTGATCATGTCCGGCGAGTGGGAGCCCGGAAAGAAGCTCCCGACCAACAGCGAACTCATGGCGGACTACGGCACATCCAACGTCACCGTGCAGCGCGCCCTCGGAATCCTCAAGGACGAACTCCTCCTCGAAGGCCGGGCAGGCAGCGGCGTCTACGTCCGCGCGCGGGCACCTCAGACCATCATCCCAGCGTCCTACATGGCACCCTCGGACCCCGGACATCCATACCGGTGGGTCACCGAAGCCAGCAACCGCGACCAGCACGGAAGTAACAGGATCCTCCAGGTCGCCGAGGTCGAACCGCCCAAGCGCGTCGCAAAGATCCTGGGCCTGGAGCCCGGCGACACGGCGGTTCTCCGGACGCGGGTCGGCCTCCTGGACGACGAGCCGGCGGAGATGACGTACTCGTACTACCCGGCCAACCTTGCGCGGGGTACGCGCCTCGCTGACCGTCGGAAGATCCCTGGCGGATCGCCGACGCTGCTCGCAGAGATGGGCTACCCGCCCCGCGAGCAGGAGGACGAGGTGGCCGCCCGGATGGCGACGACCGAGGAGTACGAGCTGCTGGAGATCCCCGGCGATACGCCAGTGATCGAGGTCTTCCGGGTGGTCTACAGCGACGGCCGGCGCCCGATCGAGGTGACCGTGATGGTGAAGCCCGGCCACCTGTACAAGATGGGCTATCACCTGCCGGTTTCCTGACTCGGCAAGCCTCAGCCCCCGTCCGATGCGGCGGGGGCTCTGTGATGCATGGATGCGAAAGCTTGATACAAAAGCGAATACGCCCTACTGTCGTTCCCGTGAAGGTGGCGCACGCCACAACACAAAGGCCGGACGGTTGCCACCGTCCGGCCTGGGATCAAAGCGGGGTGCAACCCGCCGATCAGCTGAGGCCCCATCCGCCTGGAAGGAACTCTCGCCTGTGAGCGTACAACAGAGCACATCCGTTCGACCCATCGAGACCCCTGAGGCATCCGTCACGCCGCCCGCCCTCACCCTGCTGGCGAAGCTGTGGCAGTCGACGCCGCTCCCCCTGCTCCTGGAGGCCGCGAACGCCCGCGTCCTCGACTCGGAAGAGATCGACGACGAATGGTTCATGGGCGCTGCGGTACAGCGCAAGGACGGCCGAATGTTCTTCGTGATGCCGCCCAACCGACCCGAGGTAGAGCGCGACACGATCGTTCGGGACCTGATGGCGCGGATGCTCCGCGTGCCACTGCCCGGGATGACACCCACCGGACGAGTAGCCGCATGACCGACGGCGGCATCCCCGACTACTACATGGAGCGCGCGCGCTTCCTCGCCACCGTCAAGGACATCGGCGAGGGGACCGAGGTGGCCGACGCGGCGCTCGACCTGATGATCAGGCTGGAGAGTTCCATCCAGTCACCCTGGGCCGTCACGGACCCGTTCGCCGCCGAGCGCTACCTCGTGGCACGCGGAGCCGACCCGGACGTCGCATCCGAGGAGGGTGTCGTCTTCGAGATCCAGATGCGCGCCCTCGTCGGCATCGGCCTCGGACGCCCCGTCCAGTCGTTCGACGAGATCGCTGACTGGATCGCCGAACACGTCGACACCACCCCGTAGTTGTCAGTCCCTGCCCGTATCGTCCACCGTGCCGCACCCGAGAGGAGGCCCCGTGCAGACCGAGATCCTGAAGGCGTTCAAGTTCGCGCTCGACCCGACCAGCGCTCAGATCGAGGCCCTGTCGAGGCATGCGGGTGCGGCGCGGTGGGCGTTCAACCACGCACTCGCGGCGAAAGTCGCGGCGCACGAGCAATGGCGTAGCGAGGTTGCCGCGCTGGTCGAGGCTGGCACTCCCGAGACGGAAGCGCGCAAGAAAGTGCGCGTGCCGATCCCGATGAAGCCGTCGATCCAGAAGGCCTTGAACCAAGTCAAGGGCGACTCGCGCACGGGAATTGACGGTGTGTGCCCCTGGTGGCATGAGGTCAACACCTACGCCTTCCAGTCCGCATTCATCAACGCGGACCGCGCGTGGAAAAACTGGCTCGACTCCCTGTCCGGAAAGCGCGCTGGCCATCGAGTCGGCTATCCCCGATTCAAGAAGAAAGGGCGGACCCAGGACTCATTCCGTCTGCACCACGACGTAGACAAGCCAAGAATCCGGCTTGCTGGTTACCGTCGGCTGCGCCTGCCAACAATCGGCGAGATTCGGCTGCATGACTCGGCGAAGCGTCTGTCACGATTGATCGACCGTGACAATGCGGTGGTGCAGTCGGTGACGGTGTCTCGTGGCGGTCATCGCTGGTACGCCTCCGTCCTGTGCAAGGTCGTCGTGGATGTCCCAGCGAAGCCGACTCGGCGACAGGCCGGGCGGGGCACCGTGGGAGTAGACCTCGGGGTGAAGTACCTCGCAGCACTGTCGCAACCGCTCACGGAAGGCAACGAGTCAACCCAACTAGTCCAGAATCCCCGTCATCTACGCCGCACGGAGAAGCGCCTGACGAAGGCGCAGCGCTCTCTATCTCGAACAGTCAAGGGTTCTGCGCGGCGAGAGAAGGCCAAGCGCCGCGTCGGCCGGCTGCACCACGAGGTGGCGGCACGCCGCGCAAGCGCCCTACATCAGGTGACCAAGCGACTCGCCACTGAATTCGCCGTGGTGGCCCTTGAGGACTTGAACGTCGCCGGGATGACGCGATCCTCTCGGGGCACCGTGGCGGCGCCGGGGAAACGGGTGCGACAGAAGGCCGGGCTGAACCGAAGCGTTTCGGATGCAGCTCTAGGTGAGTTCCGGCGGCAGGTCACCTACAAGACTTTCTGGTACGGGTCGAAGCTGGCGGTCTTGGATCGCTGGTTCCCGTCGAGTAAGACCTGTTCGATGTGTGGGTGGCGAAACCCAAACCTCACGCTCAAGAACAGGGTGTTCCACTGCGACAACTGCGAGACGGCCATGGACCGGGACCTGAATGCAGCCCGGAACATCGCGCGCCATGCGGTGCCGATTGATCAACACGTCGCCTGCGATACGCGGGAGACGAAAAACGCCCGTGGAGCCCCTACAAGACCGACCATCCCTCGGGATGGCTGGCAAGGAGCGTCGAAGCGGGAAGACGCGGCTCGCAAGGCCGCGCCACCCCAGCGGAGTAATCCGCTGGCACTCCCACCCGTGGGCCACGGACAGATCACGCTGTTCTAACAGCATGATCGGCGAGTGCCCGACCTGGGTGTACAGGGAGCGATCATCCGAGCATTGCGAGATGTGCCGCCGCCACTTGGACCTAACCCGGGCACGCACGGAGTGATCGGAGACCTCTGTGTCTCGTCGATGCACCTGGTGCTGTCCAGTCCAAGGGTGCAGGGAGCGATTGAACTTCTCGCAGCCGCTGAGCCAAGAGGTGCCACCGTGTCCCCTGCGCCCCGTGTTGCCGCCCCGTCGGTGACGCCCGCCACACTCTCCGCCCGCCCCGTTGCCACCCCCGCAACGCCCGGCCACCCTGGCGTCCTCACCGTGGCGACAAGGGGGCCGGGTCATGATCTGTCCGTCAGGCAAATGCGGATCGTCGAACGTCGAGTCCCTGCCGCACTACTGGCAGAGTCTCCCCTCGGACAGCCCTCTGAAAGCGCAGTACGCGGAGCCGCCGGTCGTCGCGGCCCAGTACCTGTGGGCGGTCGGGGGCATCGTTCTGGGTGTGATGACGCTGGCTCGGAGCGTGGTGGCCGGCCTGCTGTTCGTGGCCCTGGGCGTGGCGTGGTGCGTCGCCACGCATCGGCAGGCGGAGGCTGCGGATTCTGCGCGCGCGGAGTGGGGCAGCTCGCTGATATGCCTGGCGTGCACCGGGCAGTTCCTGCCCTGAGCTACCCCCGAGCGCAGCAAAGAGCCCCCGGGCCCGTTGTGGGCGCCGGGGGCTTCGTCGGTTCTGCTGACCGTGGGGTTCGTAAGTAAATCGCGCACACTTTCGATTTGCTTACGATGCCGTCCCGGGTCTCCCTACTCACAGGTAGGGCCGTTAGTGTGGACTCGATTGGATGGTTCTCCGCACACCATGGGTCCGCCGAGTCGCATGTGGGGGCGACTCGACTACGGTGGAAGCGAGGAACGCAGAGGGGACCGATCATGGCCAACGTCAACGACGTAGCCGCATACATTCTGGCCAAAGCCGCACCGATGACCGCCATGAAGCTGCAGAAGCTCTGCTACTTCGCCTACGGCTATCACCTGGCATGGGAAGACCGGCAGCTCTTCCCCGAACGGTTCCAGGCCTGGGCGAACGGCCCCGTGTCCCCCACCCTGTACGACAGGCACCGCGGGCGGTTCCAGCTGAACCGCGGCGACATCGCCGGCGACCCGTCCGTACTGGACGAGGGCGAGTGCGAGACGGTCGACCTGGTCCTTGACGCGATGGGCGGCTTCTCCGCGCACGAGCTGTCGGGCATGACTCATCGGGCGGGCCCGTGGCTGGCCGCCCGCGAGAGGGCCGGTGCCGCCGATCTGGAGCGGTCCACCGAGGAACTCCGCGACGAGGACATAGAAGATTTCTTTGGGGCGCTGGCGGGCAGCGACGACTGATGGTCAAGGGGGGAAAGCCGAAGAAGCGGCTCGCTGTGCCCCCGATGGGGCCTGCGAGCGGCAAGCAGATCGGCAACGCCAAGGGCCTGCTCCCCGGAGCGGGCAACTCGTCCGAGCGGTTGTGCTGGCGCTTCACCTATGTCGATCACGAGAGCCGCTGGGACTTCTGCGCCATCACGCCAGAGCTGATGTGCGAGATCTTGGGCAAGATGGCCGACTGCGAGTCCATGACCATCGACGAGCTGCGGAAGACCTGGCGGCTGTTCAAGGATTACGAGTTGCCGGGCGGCCTGTGCAAGGAAGCTCTCGACCGTTTGACGGCGACGGGCCGCGATGACCAGACGAAGATCCAGCGTCTGGAGTTCAAGGGCACGCAGCGGCTGTACGGCTTCCTCGAAGACAACGTCTTTCACGTCATCTGGTGGGACCCGGACCACGAGGTCTACCCGTCCACGCTGAAGCACACCTGACACCGACGGTTGTCACCCGAACAGCCCGTCCTGCGGCACGTCGAACCGCCCGACGCCCGGCCCGATCCGGATGCCGAGCTTCTGCCGACACCGCGGCCCGAGCCGGTACAAACGCGAGATACGGTCGTGCAACTCCTCATCGCACTCGTCGCACGGAACGACGACGCGCCCCGTCGCCAGCTCGTGGGAGCGGGCGAGGAGCGCGTCAGGAGTCATGCGTCCAGTGTGCGGCTACGCGGCGCTCTCGCGGCCGGGGAGGCGCATCTCCAGCGTATGGCCGCCGTCGACGTCCAGGAGCTTCGCCAGCGGGGCCGTGACGGCCTCGTGGCGCGGGATGGCCAGGGTCTGCGCCTGCTGCGGGATGCGCCCGGTAGCGGCCTGCCGCGTCCCCCACCCGTTGCGCCGCAGCGTCGCCAGCGCGTAGAGCCGGAGCGGGATGAGGAGTGTCAGGTTCATCAGCGCGTACAGCGGCGCCGCGGCGAACGTGAGCAGCCGGTCGGTACGCGGAACCTGGCCGGCTGAGCGGAGGTAGTGCAGCGACCGGAACCACGCGGCGGCCGAGACGTACACGGCGTACCAGGCGAACACCGTCCAGGCGTGCGGGTTGGACGCGAATACGGCGAGGGCGACCAGCAGGGCCGAGGTGAACGCGATCCACGTGGCGAGCTCGACGAGGTTGAGCCACCAGTAGGCGCGGCCCATCGAACTGACCTTCAAGGCCAGGAGGACGCCCTCGCGGATGAAGCTCTTCGTCCACCTGCATTGTTGAACGAGATACTTCCGAAGATTCTCCGGCACGTCGGTCCAGGCGACCGCGGTGGGCACGATCAGCGACTGGCCCTCCAGCAGGCAGTAGTACGTGAGCCTGCGGTCGTCGCCGAAGGTGCACTCCTTGCCGAGGAAGCGCTGCTGCAGGAAGTCATCGAGGTACTTCCGGACCGTCGAGCCGCGATAAAGGGCGAGGCTTCCGCAGGCGCACAGGACGGAGCCGAGGCGGGAGTAGGCCACCCGCTCGCCGAGGAACGCATTCTGATACCGCATGTCGATCAGCCGGGTGAGCAGGTTCTTCGAGCGATTCGCAGCCAGGACCAGCCCGGTAACCGCGTGGACGCGGCGGCGGGCGAACGGCCGGGCGGCCTCCTCGACGGCGTGCTCGTCCAGGACGGTGTCGGAGTCGATGCACAGGTAGATGTCCGCGTCCTGGCGGGCGTTGAACCCGGCCGCCAACCCGTGGCGTTTGCCTCTGTTGACGGGGAAGCGGATGAAGTCCAGGCGGATCCCGGCGGCGGCGAACGCCGGGCGCAGCAGGTCGATGACGCCGGCGGCCGAGCGGTCCTTCGAGCAGTCGTCGATGACGGTGAGACTGTCGGGCCGGCGGGTCTGGTCGAGGATCGATTCCAGGCAGCGGCGGAGGGCGGCAGGCGATTCGTTGAAGGTCGTGACAACTCCGTGAATGACATGGCCGGTCGGCCCTGCCGGCTGCTGTGCGGTGGGTCTGCGGCGCCGCTTCATGGACGCGAGGAGCTTGATGGCGAGCAGGCTGCCCACGGCTATGCCGTACCAGCCCAGGTGGTTGTGCACAGGGGTCCCCCGTGTAGGTGGTTCGAGTGGTGGTTGGTCAGGTGCGGCGGGTCTTGGCCACGACAACGTCTACGCACGCCGCGGGCAGGTCCACGACGCGATCAAAGTCCCCGAGCCCCACGCCGTGTTGGGCTGCAGCGGCAAGCAGATCCCGGAGCAGCTCCAATGCAGCGGCGCGGGTCTCCGGGCTGATCGCCGGCCCGTGGCGGTGGACGGCGGCGATGGCCTCGGCCGGGGTGCGGGCGGTCACGGTTTCTCCCCGTATTCGGCGACGGTGTCGACGCTGACGGTGGCCTTGTATCCGGCGCCGCCGAGCGCCGACTCGATGACGGCGGTGACATCCTCGGCCTCATCCTCGGAGTCGAGGTTGCTAACCCAGATGCTCAGGTTGGCGTAGTGGCTGCTCACTGCTGGGCTCCTCAGGTGCGGTTGGATTCGAGGGAGAAGAACAGGACGACCGGATCCGTGGCACGGACTCGCTCCGAGGCGTCACCGAGGATTGCCTCGTACACGTCCTGCCGTGTGGTGCCAGGCGCGCGGTCGACGGTGCCGGATACGGTCCGCACCTCCTTTCCGGCTCGGCCTTCCCATTGGATGGTCAGGACCCAGAAGAGCCTTGCCGACGCGTGGCTGCTCATCGCTGCTCCTCGTTGTCGCTCCACCGCGCGTCGGCGCTGGGGTCGTAGTGCTCGCGGTTCTCGGCGCTGCGGCTGTTGATGTGGCCCGGGGACTTCCGGCAGATGAGGGTGCGGCCGTCCTCGGTGCGGGTGGCGAGGCAGAGGTCGCGGGTGCCAGTCACGCCGGGTCCCGTTCGGTGACGGGCTCGACCCGGAGGTCGCGCAGGCCGTGGTCGCGCATCAGGTCGGCAGCCGTCTCGACCAGGGCGCCGCTCAGTTCCACCTCAAGGGCGGCCAGCAACTCCGGATGCACGGCGGGGTCGTGGCCCCACTCGGCGACCAGCGCGGCTCCGAGATCGCGCATCCCGCTGAGGGGTGAGAGGTAGCAGGCCTTCAGGTGTTCGTAGTCCCGACGGCCGAGGGTGACGTACTCGCGGGAATCCAGGCCGTATCGGCTCACGTCGTCCTCCTAGCGTTCGGATGACAGTCGGCCGTCGGACCGTGCCCGCAGTCGCACGGGCTGCCGGTCGGGGAGTGGAACTGGCAGGCGTCGGCGGGGGCGTCGAGGCCCTCGGTGGGGCCGAACCGGGCGCGGGACCCGGTGGGCCATCCGGCGACCACGTCGGCGAAGAAGTGGCCGGCCTGGCTGGCGCGGTCGTCCACGTCGGGGAAGTTCGCGGCCTCCCGAAGGCGGGCGTCGTAGCGGGTCTCCACGGCGCGGATGAGGAGGTCGAGGTTGGGGAGGCAGTGCTCACGGAATGCGGCCTCGCGTGCGTCCTCCACGGCCTGCTCGGCGCGCTCCAGCGGGGTGGTCACGACGTGCTCCGACCGGCGGGCGTGGCCCACTCCAGCAGCCGGTGCAGGGTGTCGCCAGCCACGCTGATGTCGCTGCCCCAAATGCCGCCCAAGTTCTCGCGGACATCGGCGGCTTCGGCGGCGGTCATGCGGATGGTGATCGCGCCGTCCGGTTCGATGCGGATGGATTCCACGTGCATGCCCTCCTCGGGCTGTCGGTCGGTTAGCGCGTGGTGTCTTCTGTGCACCAGGGCGCATCGGCGTCGTCGTAGATGACAGGGGGGTGGGTGTCGGCGCGGTGGCCTGTCGGGGCGAATGTGATGCGCGTCCTGGCTGTGGCGTCATCCGTCTCGGTGCTGGTGACGGTGCGGTCGTAGCCGGTGCCGTCAGAGATCCGCATGCCGGGTTTCAGGTCACGGGCCTTGTGCCAGGTGGTGTGGGGGAAGGGGCCGGGCTTTCCGGCGAGGTTGGCGCTTCTCACGGTGGCCCTCCTCGGGCTGTCGGTCAGGCGTCGGTGTCGTTGGCGGGCGGCATGTAGTGGACGATGTCGCCGGGCTGGAGCCAGGCGGGCGGCTCCCACAGGTGGGAGTCGATGTCGAGGAGGTCCAGGCGTAGGCGGGCGGGCTGACCCGGGCACGGGTCCGGAGTGACCTGGTCGACGATGGCGCAGCGGTCGCCGAGGTCGGCGATCGCGCCGACGGGGAGGCGGTCGGCGGTGTCGAGCGTCATGCGGGACATGTGGCCCTCCTCGGGCTGTCGTCGGCACCCGGCCGCGAAGGACGGGCAGGGGCGGGGGTCAGGCGTCGAGCAGCGGGTCGCCGTGGTCGTCCAGGTACTGACGCTGGGCGGGCAGTTCCTCGCGGACGGTGAGCGGGTGCGGCTCCAGTGCCAACCAGTCGCATCCGGCGTCCAGGTGAATGGATCCGTCGTCCTCCTGGCGGGCGTCGTCGATCGCGAAGGCCATGTTCTGCGCCTCGATGACGAACTGGCCGCGTGCAAGGTCGCGCTCGGCGAAGACGCCGAGGACGCTGCCGCCCTCGTGGTGCTCGCCCTTGCTGAGGATCCACACGACCGGACCGGTCGGAGCCTGCTGCGGCTGGTGGCGGTCGAGTTCCTGCATTGCGGGCTCCTCTGCGGTTGGCGTTTGCCTACTGACTCCATAATTGCCAACTCACTTGCTATTGTCAACTCAGTTGGCATTCACAGTTACAACCCGGTGTGGCACTATGACCGCATGGACACCTCTGCGCTCGAAACCGCAGCCCACCGCTACAAGCGGGCTGACGACACCCTCAAGGCAGCCCGCGACACCCTCCAGGCCGAGGCGGTTGCCGCGCTGCGAGCCGGAGCGCGGCCCACCGACGTTGCCCGCATCACCGAATGGAGCCGTGAGTACCTGCGCCGCCTCCGCGACGATGCCGACAAGCGCGACGCCGAGGCGGAAGTTGCAACGCTGCGGCAGCAAGTCGCCGAACTCCGGGCCGCTGCCGACCAGCCCGACGCCTGACCCACCACCGCCCGCCGACCTCGACCGCCGCGAACACGGCGAGGCCGACGGCGAGGATCAGCCACCACGGCGGGAGCGCGTGGCCGGTGACCACCCACGCCACGGCGGGTGACATCCCGACGGCGAACCACGCGGTGAAGGTGACGGCGTGGCGGGCGGTCACGGGACGGCCGGCGGGGTGGTGTCGGCCGGGCCGTCGAGGGCGGTACGGATGCAGTCGGCAGCCTTGCTGAAGCCGAGGACGGCGCCGAGCTGGTCCAGGTCGGCGAACTTGTCGGCGACAACGCGGACGGCGGCGAGCGTGGCCTCGGCGGTCTCGGCGCGGCGGACGGCAGCAACCCGGTCGGTCTCGTTGTCGGCGAGTTCGTCATGCCACCGGTCGCGGTCTCCCTCGGCGTCCAGGGCGCGGGCGCTGACGGTACGGCACCAGTCGCCGAGGCGCTCCACCTCGGCGGCGAGTTGCTTCATGCGGCGGTCGCGGACTGCGAGGACCGCCTCGGCGAGGTGGTGGTCCCAGTCGTACTCATCAGCGTCGCCGCCCTCGCGCCAGTCTCCGCATCGGCAGGGCATGTTGCCGTCGGCGTCGGCCTCGTCCCGGTTGGTGATGAGGTAGTGCTCGCGCATCGCCGCCGCGTACCGCTCGCGCAGCCCGTTGTCCGTCTCGTTGTTGCTGGCCGCCGGGTTGTCCGGGGCCGTCCGGGCGGTCGCCGCACGCAGCAGCGCACCCGGTTCCCGTGCGCATGCCGTGCCGGGTTCCGGTGTCGGGCAGGTGACGCAGATGGTCAGTCCGGCCCATGTGGCGGCGGGGCAGGTGGACGTCGGCTTGTCCCGGCATCCGCACACCTGCCGCTGGTCGGGCATGGGCGTGGTGGGCTCCCCGAACTCGGTAGCGCGGACCTGTTCGGCGAGTTCCGCCTGCTGGCCGTCGGTGAGGCAGTCGGGCCAGACGCAGGCCGTCGGGTCGTACAGGGCGCACCGTCCGGCGTAGGCGTGGCCCTCGGCGCACTCCCCACCGCAGGCCGTGGCGGGTAGGGCGGTGGCCTTGTGCGACTCGGCCAGGGCGGGACTGAAGACAGCCAGCGATTCCATCAGCAGCCGGTGAAACTCCTTCGTGGAAGCGAATGCGTCGGGGCTCGGGGTGAAGTCGTCGAGGATGTCGCAGATCTCGGCGGCGTTGATCTCGACGTGGATGCGTTGCTCGCCGTCGATGCGGTTCGTGTAGATGCGGGTTGGCATGGCGCACGTCTTTCGGTTGGGCCCGGCCGGTCGTCCCGGCCGGGCAACAGGTGGGCGGTCAGGCGGCGGGGTCGACCTCGGGGTGCACGAACTCGACGGGCAGGCCGAGGCCTCGGGCGTAGGCGATCTCGGAGCGGGTCGAGTCGCCGATGCGCGTGCCGACGACGAGCACCCGGTCAGCGAGCCGGATCTTCGCCTTGTGCAGGCCGTCGAGGCGGAGCTTGAGGGCCTCGGCGTCGACCGGGTCGGCCCACAGCGGGTGCGGGAGCTTCATGTTGCAGCCGACGGACAGCACGATCCGGCCGAGCGCGGTCTGCTGGACGTTGGCCTCCGTGAACTCGTCCATGAACGCGGTGCTGCCGCAGAGGACGACGATCTCCGGGATGTTGAGGCGCTCCTTGGCGTGGGCGAGCTTCTCTTCGGGGCTGAGCAGTTCGGGGTACGACATGGTCGGGTCCTTCCGGGTGGGTTGGGTCGTGCGGGTCACAGGCGTTCCCCCCGCCGCCAGCCGGCGATGGCGCAGGCGGCGGCGAGGACGGACAGGGCGATGTGGGGCCAGGTCACGGCTGGTCCGGCTGCGGGTCGTTGCGGCGGAAGATGGCGCGGGCCGCTTCGAGGGCCAGGGCGCGCCCGTAGTCCTCGTCGTAGGGCAGCGCGAACCCCTCCTCGGGCGTGATCAGCGCGGGGGCGATGAGGTCGGCGAGCTCCTGGGCGGTGTACGTGTCGAACCCGATCGCCGGGTGGCCGTCGGTGTCGGCGTAGACCCGGCTGATGCTGAGCGTGGGCTCGGACTCTCGGGCGTGGGCGCACTCGCCCCACACGAGGGTGTGCACTCCGGGCTTGCGGCAGGCGCGGGCGCAGCCGTCCCAGTCGCCAAGCCCCAGGCTGCGCTCGTAGCGGGGTTGGTAGTCCAGGCAGCCCGCGCAGGTCGCCTGCGTCCCAACGGGCAGCGCTCCCTGGGTCGTCGAATAGCCGCACAGCGCGGGCCCGGTGGCCCACTCCTGGAAGCCCGGCAGCCACTCGTACACCGACAGGTGGATCACGTCGGGCTGGTCCGGCAGGTCGAGGCGGGCGACGGGTGCGAGGTAGCGACGGGACCGGTCGAGGCTCTGTGCGCCCGTCTGCGGCCCGTTCAGGCCCCCCGGTCGCCGCTCGGTGCCAACTGAGGGGGTTTCGTGGCTCTCAGCGGCGTACAGCGGGCTTCCTGGCGCCTCGGAAGCCCTGTCGCTAGATGCTGTCATCAGTCGGCCGTCCGTTCTGTAGTGGTTCGCGGCTTATCGAGGCCCAGTTGGATAGCGGCGAGTTCCACGGCCTCCCGGATCGACAGCCCGTCCTCCGAAGCGGCCCGGATCGCGAGCGCCCGGATGTGCAAGTCGTCGGCGATCACCTGCTGTTCGTCGGTCAGTTGCGGGCGGCCCTGGCGGTTGCGGTCCTTCGCCATCAGCTCTCGCCGCCCTTCGCGGCCACAGGAGCGCCGCTGAGCGCATCCGGGGCCGCTCGCTGGGGCTCAGGCACTCCCGACGCCTCCACGGCGCTCACAGCCCCGTCCTGCCCCCGCAGTCGCCGTACCTCCGCCGTCAGCCCGCCCACCGTCCGCCGCGCCTGCTCCAGACCCGCCACCAACTCCCGCACCCCAGCCCGCAGGCGGACCGCCTCATCCGGCAGCAGCGAACCGGCCTCCGCGCGGTCGATCAGGTGCATGAGATCCGACACGGCGGCGGTCACTGGGCGTCCTGCCGTGGCTCAACGTCCGACGGGGCGGCGAACGCGGCCTCCTTGGGCGTGGTGTCGACGAACGACTGCAGCGGCAGCGGCGAGTTTGCGACGAGCAGCAGCCAGTCGCCATGGCACGGGTCGCCGACCTTGCACCAGCACATGAGCGTCTTGCCGGCCAGTTGCTCCCGGATTCGGCGCAGGTACTCGATGTCGTGGGTTCGGGCGTTGCGGTAGCTGTCGACGGCCTGCTGCTGGGTGAGCGGCTCGTGCGGTCGGCGGTCGATCCAGCCGCCGGGGAGGACGGTGTGTCCGGTGTCGCCGACCCTCCATGAGTTCGACCAGACCGACGGGCGGCCCACGTACAGGGCGCCATCAGGGGCGGACCATCCGGCCGTGCGGCGGCGTTGGATGCGGGTGGGCTTGCTGGGTTCGGACATCAGGTCACTCCGGTCTGGGTGGGCGGGGGTCAGGCGGCGGGTCGGTACGGCGGGGTGGTGTGCTGGGGATGCGCCGCCCGGCTAGGCCCCGGGCGGCGTGCTGCGTCATGCGGCGGCGTCGAGGGCGCTGTGGATGACGGCTCGCAGCCGGGACCCGATCCATGCCCCGACCTGTGGGGATACGGCGTTGCCGAACCCGTCCACCTGGTTCCGGGCGGACCCCCAGACGGTGAAGCTGCCGCGGTAGTCGTTGAAGTCGACGTCGAAGCCGCAGCCGCGGCCGATCTCGTGCGCCGCCATCATTCGGTAGAAGCAGTCCTCAAGCGGAAGCTCGGCGAGCGACGCCTGCCACTGGGCCATGAGCAGCGCAGTCGTGTCATGGGAGGTGAGGGTGCCGAGCGGGTCCGTAACCGGGTGAGGCGCGGTCTCGTTCCCGGTGGGGCCGTTCTGCTTGTACCAGCCGGCGGCCGTCAGCACCGCCGGGATCTGCTCCGAGGTGAAGGTGGGCATCGCCTCGCTGTACAGCGTGGGCAGCGTGTTCTTCCGGTACGGGATGACACCGGAGGACAGCAGGGCGAAGGTCTCCGACCCGACCTGGGTGGGCAGCGGCTCCCCGGCGCCACGGGGGGCGCCCTGGTAGTTGTCCACCGCGAGGGCCATCGCCGGTGCGGCCAGTCCGTCAGCGGCGGCCTGTGCCCACAGCGGCTGGACGACCGGTCCGGTCGACAGGATCGCGGTCTCCTGCTGGCTGGTCTGCGTTGCCATCGGCTGCAGCAGGAGCCGCTCCGAGCCGTGCACGCCCTTCGCCGGCATGAGGATCGCCGGGAACTCGGCGAAGCGCTGGCGGCACCGTTCCGCGCGCGTCATCGAGGAGCGCGCGAGCGGTCCGACGAAGCCGTCCTTGAACGTCTTGGCCGGCTTGTCGCCGATGCGCGTGCCGAGATTGGTGAGGTCGAGCGCGGTCAGCGACGGCGTCATCGGCGGGACGACGGGGCGGCGGCAGGACGGGCACCGGTACTCGTACTGCTTGCCGTACATCACCGTGCCGGTCGCCGGGATGCCGGTCTTCCACGTCCACACCGCCTCGACGTCCTTGTCGCAGTGCCCGCAGCGCGACACCGGCCGGTGCTCCAGGTCGGGTTCGGGCAGGGACCTGTCCCAGAACACCCAGTAGCCGCGGTCCCGGGACTGCGGGACCCCGAAGAACTGCGAGTTCAAGAACCGGACCTTGTGGTCGTAGTTCAGGAGGTCGAACTGCTTGAGCCACCACCGATAGGCGGAGCCGTCACCGACCTTCGGGCGGTTCGGCAGCGCGGGCCCCCACGAGATGAGCTGGGTGGTGCACTCGACCAGGATCAGCCGCGGGCGGTGCTGCTGCGCGTAGTGCAGCACGCAATTCGCAGTCGCCCGGTCCCGCTCCGACTTCGTGACCCGCGCATCGAAGTCAGGATCGTCCAGCTCGAACAGCGTCATGCCCTGCTCGTAGGCCTTGACCGTGTTGGCGAGCGAGTGGTTGACGCAACTCACTCCAGCGACCAAGAGGTCAGCCGGGGGAAGGTCGCGGGCGGAGTGGTAGTCCGCCGCTTCGGGGTCGACCAGGTCGGCGATCCAGTGTTCGGCGTTCGGGTGGTTCGCCTCGTGGACCTCGACCTTGTAGGCGTTGTGGTTCGCGGCCATGATCGTGGTGAACCCGGCGATCTCGATGCCCTTGGTGAGGCCCCCGAAGCCGCTGAAGAGGTCGACCGCGATGAGGTCGTCGTGGCGGAACCGACGCCGTCTGGTGGCCGGCCGGTGTGTGGCGGTGCGGATCTTCTGCGTGGATGCGCGGGTCATCAGCTGGCCTTCCTGGCGTCGCGTGCGTCACAAACGCCCTGGTCGGGGGCCCGTCGCACGGTGAGGTGCGGGGGGTGGGGCGGGGTCATGAGGTCGGCCAGTTCGGCGGCCAACCGGTGGATGCCGCCGGCGTGCGGGCTACCGAGCGACGTGGCTTCAAGGACCCAGCCGACCAAGATGTAGGCCTCGGTCGGGCTGAACCCGGGCGGACTCTGCGTGCACGGCCGGTGCGTGCCCCGGTCGATCTGCCCGAGCTCACGCCGGACCCGTTCCAGCCGCGGCACGTCGGCCACCGGGCGGTCCGTACCGCGGTTGGCGCGGATGACGCGGATGAGGATTTCCCGCATCGCCGGGTACGTGGCGTTCCACAGGTCGGCGAGGTGGTCGGCCTGGTCGGCGGTGAGGTGGCGGTAGGTGCGGAGGGTGGTGGGAGTGATGGTCATGACGTCCTCCAGTGCCGGGTGTTGGGGGTGCAGCCGCATTCGCAGACCGCGCGGGCTCGGCGCTCTTCATCAGTCATGGCCCGGAATTCGTCGACCGCGGCCTGCCACGCTTCGGGCGGCTGGGGCCGGACGGGGGTGGGGCGTCCGCACCCTGCGGGCCAGGCGCCGGGGCGGCGCGGCGGTTCTTCCGTGGCTTCCGTCTCGGCGGCGCTCACCGGTCGGGGTCCTTCCGGGCGAGGTGCTTGCGGGCCCGGTTGATCGCGGCCTGCTCGTAGACCTCGCCGGTCAGGTGGCGGTCGAACAGCGGGGCGTCGTTGGCCGGTTCGGGCGCGAGGATGCGGCCGGGGACGGCACCCCAGGAGCAGGTCCAGGTGTGGCGGCAGGCCGGGCAGCGGTAGCCGGCCACGATCCCGTCGGCGCCGTCGGCTATCGACGACTCGGGGATGACGTCGTACTGGCCGCAGTTCTCGCAGGCGTCGGCGTACAGCGGGTTGAGGTCGGTCACCAGATCGCTCCCGTCGGGGAGAAACCGCTGTACGGGTCGGCGTCGACGGGCTGGTAGGACTCCCACGGCCAGCGGGTGCCCTGCTTGACGAACTGGGGCCAGTCGCGCTCGTCGCGCATGCCGCGCCACGGGACGACGCGGCGTCCTCGGCAGCCGTCGGTGTTGGCGGACGACTTGTCGTCCTCGACGGGGCGCAGGCCGAATCCGAACTCCGGCCAGCGCATCCACAGCGACGAGCCGAGGGGGCGCAGGGCTCGGGGTCCCATGCCGTTGCCGTGGGGGGCGTGGGCTTCCATGAGGACGGCGCAGCCGGAGGTGGCGCGGGCTTCGTCGATGACGACGGATACCTTGCGGGCGAGCTCTTCGTCGTTGGGGTTGCCGGCGTGGAGCCGGTACACCGGACCGATGATCAGCACGTCGGGCTTGAGGCGTTCAACGCGGCGCATCATCCAGGCCCGGTCGACGGGCCGGCTCAGGTCGAGGCCCTCGGGGCGGCATTCGATGTGGAACATGCCTCGGCGGACGGACCGCTTGGTGTTGTCGGCCGATGCGAGCAGCGGGCGGAATGCGCGGCGGGAGGCGGGTGCTCCGTTTTCGCAGTCGAGGGCGAGGACGCGCCGGGGGTCGATGAGCTCGGTGGGCTTGAACGGGTGGATGCCCGCGGCGAGGGTCACGGCCAGTTGCCGCATCATGACGCTCTTTCCGCCGCCTTCGCTGGCGGTGAGGATGAGCCGGTCGCGGCGCTCCAGGAGGTTCGGGACGAGCCAGTCGTAGGTGTCCTGGTGGGCGACGAAGTCGTGGATATCTTCGGTGGGTACCTCTTCGGTGGCGCGGCCGCGGTCACGGAGTTCGCGGGCCATGGAGACGGCCTGCTCGACGAGCTCGAAGGTGTCCTGGTCCTGGCCGTAACCCATCCGAACCAGCTCGGTGCCGAGTTCGACCAACGCACGACGCAGGGCCCGGTCCTGGACGATCTCGGCGTAGTACTCGGCGTTGGCGGCGGTGACTGTTTCGTTGGCCAGGGTGAAAAGTTGGGTCGTGCCGCCGACGCGGACGAGGTCGCCGGAGTCGGCGAGGTGCTTGCCGAGGGTGATCGGGTCGACGGGGTCGCCCTTTGCGTGCATGCGGCCGATGGCGTTGAAGATCGCGGTGTGAGCGGGCCGGTAGAAGTCGGCGGGGTCAAGGACGTCGAGGACTGCGCGGCATGCGTCGCGGCTGAGCATGCAGGCGCCGAGGACGGACACTTCCGCGCCGAGATCCTGGGGCGGCGTGCGCTCGATGGCGTGAGGGTCGTGGTCGTACTGGTCGGTCATCAGAAAACTCCGCGTTCTTCGGGTGAGGGTTGGTAGGCGCGGCCGTTGCCGCGTTGCGCTCGTTCGGACTTGTGGTTGGCGGAGTCGCGCATCCACTTCTGCCAGGCGTCGTGCCAGTTGCGCTTTCGCCGGCCTTCGGAACGCCAGTAGGAGATGAACTGTTCGGTCTCGAACTGGGGGTCGAGGGCCTGGCCGAAGGTCGAGACGGACCAGCGGCGCATCTGATCGTTGAGGTGGAAGTCGTCTGGAATGAGGTGAAGACCGGTGGTCCCAGGGCCCTCGCTGTGGCTAGGGCGCCCGCCCTCTCTTTCTTGTACTGGTGGTTGATTGGTGGTTGGGCGCCAAGATTTTGGGTGTGTTTCCGCAGGTGGGGGCCCTGTGTCACAGGCTTTGCGCCTGTGAGTCACAGGCTTTGCGCCTGTGACGGCCAGGCTTTGCGCCTGTGACATCGCAGATTCGCTGTCCGGTATGTCGCCTGTCACAGACTCTGAGTGCGTGACCGTCACGGACTCTGCGCCCGTGACGGTCACAGGCTTTGCGCCTGTGACGCGCTTCGCACGGGACCGCCGCTTGCGCTCGGCAGCCGCGGTGCGGAGTGCGTCCTCCTCGGCCTCCAACTCCTTCCAGTCCGAAGCCGGCCGACGCAGATCGACTGCAAGCCGCCAGCACGTCCGGCCGCCTACGACTCCGTCCCGCTTGATCAGCCCTGCCTGCTCCAGGCGGCGCATCGCGCGTTCGGTTGTCGTCTTGTCGTAGCCGGTGCGGTACCTGATGCGGAGCATCGAGGGGTGCGCGTTCGAGCCGTCCTTGCGGGCATGCTCGGCGAGCGCTTGGAGGACGTGCCGGGCTGTGGTGTCCGGCTTACCTCCCACGGTGCGCAGCATGGGGGCGTCATCCATGGCCCACTGCACTGCCTCGTTGCTCACGTATCTCTTCTCTCGGGGTCATCCGTGCTGGTCAGGGCCGCTTTACGGCAGCACTCATGGGGGCTTCGAGAGGGAGGTCCCCACCCCTTTGGCACATCGCCAGCTTACCCCAGGGTGACCGGTCAGGTGATAGCCACGTGCAATCATTTTGCGGGCCAGGGGGTGATAGGTCACCGACCAGTCAGTTACAGTGGCGTCATGACTACGAAAGGCACCCCGGGAAGAGTCGTCCGCATCGAGGACGATCTTTGGGATGACTTCGAACAGGTCTGCAAGGCGAAGGGTCTCGCCCGCGCCACGGACATCCGCATGTACGTCGTGCGTGAGGTCACCGCCTGGCGCGAGAAGCAGGACCGCCAGGCCGCCATCAAGCGCCGGCTCGCGAAGACCGCCGAAGCCCCCGACGCCTGACCCCCGCTCCCCCTTCGCCCCGCCCCCGCGGCGGGGCGTCCCCATGCCCGCGTTCACCGCGCACCGTCCTCGTCGCCCGAGGCCCCGGCTATGGCGGCCCGTTCGGCCGCGCTCTTCCCGCCGAGGACTCCGGCTCTCCCGTTGGCGCCGGCGGTGCCTTCCTGCTCCAGTGCCCAGGTGAGGCAGCGCGCTTCGATCGGGCACCGGCCGCAGACGGTCTTCGCTGCGACAGCACGGGTGGCCCACGACATGCCCGGTACGCGCTTGTCGCCGAACAGCGGCATGTTGTCGGGGATGAGGCACAGGCCGGCGGCCTGCCAGTCGGCGGTCATGCGGCACCTGCTGTCTGCTGCCGACGTTCGCGGCCGATGCGGTACCGCTGGTGTCGGTCGAGTCCGCCGTATACGCCGGCGCGGTATGCGGGGGTGCTGTCGCCTTCGCGTTCGAGGGCGTAGGCCAGGCATTCGGGCCGGACCCTGCAGTGCGCGCAGACGGCCTTCGCCTCGCGGGTCTGGGTCAGGGCGACGTAGCCGACACCGTCGGGAAACATGACTTCCGGCCCGACGGTGACGCAGCGGGCGTCGAGCGTCCAGGCGGGGATCATGACGCCACCGCCTGCTTCTGGAGTTCTTTCTGCCGTGCACTGGTGGTGATGTCTTCGATGTGGGCGGGTTGGACGCACAGGTCATGGCCGCAGTGGGGGCGGGCTGATCCATGGGGGTCGTTGCCGGTGTGGAGTTGGTAGGCGATGCGGGCGGCGAGGTAGTTGCGGTTCCGGTAGCGGAACCGGGGGACGCCGCCAGTGGTGACGGAGCCGGTCCAGAGGAGGTGTCCGTCGTCGGCGGGCTGGGTGTAACTGGCCCACCGTTCTTCGATGAATTCCTGGGCTTTGGCGGGCTTGGCGTCGATGCGGCTGCCGTCGGGGTTGAAGTCGCGGTCGGGCCAGCCGTCCTTGTTCCAACGGAGGATGGTGCGGGCGTTGGCGCCGACGCGCTCGGCGACCAGCTTGTTGCGGCGGGCTATGTCGTCCTCGTAGGACAGGAGGGCGTAGAGGCGCCGCGCGGTCTCGTACTTCTCGGCCTCGTTGAGTTCGGCCGGCTCGCCGTTGAGGGCGCGTTCCATGGCCATGACGTCGTAGGGGCCGTCGTTGAGGGTTTCGGTGTCCCAGATGTAGAAGCGGGACCGGTGGCCCATCGGGTTGGAGCCGGCGAGGGGCTCCCAGTGGGCGGTGCTCACCGCGGGTCCTCCTCGCCGATGTAGTCGTAGGCGGGCATCGCCCACAGCCGCTCGCACAGGTCGAGCGCCTCGGCTGCGTCGATGTGCGCGTAGAGGTCGGCCTGTGCCTCGAGGTCGACCGGCCATCCGTCCCCGCCGCCGGCGTTGTCTGCCCACGGCGCCCCGTTCTCCTCGGCGTCGCTCGCGGTGGCTTCGGTCCGCATGTCGCGCGGGTCACTGGTTCCGAGCCACACGCCGACCGCGAGACAGGCGGCGACCAGGGCGGTGAGGTGCCAGGGGCTGGAGCAGAACCAGGCGAGGAAGCAGACGGCGGCCCAGACGTAGTCGCTCATGCCGCCCTCCGCTCGGCCGCGCGGCCCGCACGCCGGTCAGTAAGGAACTTGCGTCCGGCGCCGGTCAGCCGGTAGATGCCGACCTTCTTGCCGTGGGCCTTCGGGTTGACGGAGGGGACTTCGCCGACGGGGCGGAGGATGAGCGGGCTTTCAAGCTCGATGAGACTGCGGAAGTACAGGCCGGCCCGCTTGCAGGCGTCCTCGGGGAGGACGGTCCGCAGGTCGTTCATGCCGAAGGGCTGGCCGTCGGAGGCGATGGCGAGGACGGCCTGGTCGAGGAGCGCGGTGTCCCAGTCGGTGACGGTCTTGTAGAGGGAGGCGAGGGTGGCGTTGGCTTCGGCGCGGGCCTGCTCGGGCGTGATGGTCATGACGTGGCCCCCTCGTCGACAAGCTCGGCGTCCTGACCGACTGCGATCTCGGCGATCTCGTCATCGGTCATCAGGTAGGCGGGGATGCGGCCGTTGATGAGGGCGTGTCGGATGTCGTTGCCGGCCTGCCGGGTCTGCATGGCCCGGGCTCGGCCGACGTCGGTGGTGGCCTGGTCGGCGATCTGCAGGTAGCGGTCGGAGAGGAGGCCGAGGGCGGTCTGCATCCGGACGGCCTCGTCGTGGATCGGGTCGTGGCTGGGTCCGTCGTGGGCGAGGGCTACGAGCAGTCGGCGGAGGAAGGTGCGCATGGGAGACTCCTGGTGGTCTGCCGTGGCCGCGCTGTTTCGGGCAGCGCGGCCACGGCGAAGCGGGGGTTACGGGGTGGGCGGTTCGGCGTCAGCCGGGACCGTGGCGGGGATCAGCGGCCAGAACTGGTTGACGTTCACGTCGGGGTTCAGCCGGCGCAGGTGCTCCTGGAACGGGCCAGCCCAGCGGGTGTGCCACTTGATCTGCCAGGCGTGCAGCTGGTGGGCGTCGACCTGCAGCTCGGGGTACTTCTCGCCGATGCGCACGGCGACCTCGAGCGCAGCCTGCGCATCGGCGGCAGCGGTGTGGGCGTCGGTCAGTTCGACGCCGTAGTGGGCGCAGAGCGCCTCGAGCCGCCGCTTGCCCTTGCGGTACTTGTCGGCCGCGCGGTCCAGAACGAGCGGGTCAACGATCGGCGCGACCGGTCCCCCGTTCCGGTCGGCCAGTGTCGGCAGACCGTGACGGGTGCATTCGCGGTCGAGGATGCTCAAATCGAACGGCGCATTCATGATCACGATCGAGGCGCGGGAGGCGAGTTCGTCGGCCAGGGCCTCGGCGATCTCGTCGATGACCAGCGCGGCGGGCTGCCCGTGCGCCCTGGCGTGCTCTGTCGTGATGCCGTGCACGTTGCTCGCCTCGACGGGGATGTCGACCTGCGGGTCGGCCAGCCACAGGCGCGGCTCCCGACCGGGCACCACCAGGGCGGCGCTGACGATGCGCGCCTCGTCGACATCCGTCCCCGTGGTCTCCGTGTCGAAGCCAGCGAGGTAGCCGAGGTGCCACGGGGCGCCGAGTACGCCGCCCTGCTCGGGCTGCACGAAGGCGGTCATGATGCGGCCTCCGTGACGGGCGCCGGTGCGATCTGCGGCAACTCGAGGTGGGCGAGCTTCCCGTCACGCCAGGCGGCGGCGATGGCCTCGCGGCCGTCCTTCGTGGGCCGCACCGAGTGGGTGAGGCTGCGGGTCGCGCGGACCTCGACGCCGGGCACGTCCTCGACGACGCCCGTCTCCTTGTCGGCCACGACGGCGACGCCGGCCGCGGTCATCTCCGCCAGCAGCGCGGTGGTGTAGGCGGGGCGGACTTCGGTGACGACGCGGGAGGTGACGTTGTGCGGCGAGTAGGTGCGGACGAACTCGAGGAACGCCTTGTCGTCGGTGACGACCGCGGCGGGCTTCGGGTCGGAGCGGGAGATCGTAGCGACCTTCGTGCCGTCGGGAAGGGCGGCTTCCACGCTCTTGGCGCCGGTGGTGATGAGGGCTTCCTGCATGCTGGCCTTCACCTCCTTCAGGCGATCGAGTACGGCGTCGGCGAGGGTCTTGAGGGCGGCCTCTTCGAGGGCGAGCTGGCTCAGGTCCATGGGCTGTGTTCTCCTGTTGGGTGGCCGCCCCCGATATCCGCGGGGGCGGCCGTTGTGCGTGCGGGGGGTTAGGCAGCGGTGCCGCGGAGTTCGGTGAGGAAGCCGCGGATCTGGGCGGCGGTGGCCTCGGACAGGGGCAGGCCCTTGGCGCCCTCGAAGTCGGCGGCGATGCCCGGCAGTCCGGAGGCGTCGGCCCAGGCGCGCAGTTCGCGCTCGGCGGCCTGCGCGTCCGACTCGGGGTTGTCCGTCACAATCTCGGCGTCCACCGCGTCATCGCTCTGCTCGGCGGCGGCCTTCTGCTTGCCGACGTCGGCGATCTGCGCCAGGTACTCCGGCACCGCGCCCTCACCCTTGGCGTCCTGCCAGATGAGCCGCACCGTGGCGGCGTCCGGCGCGGCGAGCGCCTCGTGCAGGTAGTCGCGGCCTGCGGGGGTCAGCGATTCCGGCGGTACGTCCGCCGTGCCCGCCTGCACGGTCGCCGCGGGCGTGGCCCACTGGTCCGCCTGTCCGGCCGGGACCGAGCGGAGCTGCTGGACTTCCGCTTCCATCGGCAGACCCTCGGCGTCCACCCGGGCGCCCAACTCCTCGGGCGTGTAGATCGCGCCGTGCAGCACCTCGGGGCAGGCGGAGCGCACGCACTCGGAGATTGCGCGCGCCCGCAGCATCGCCCGCGGGTACTTCTCCCAACTCTGCTTCTCGCCCTTGCTGCTACGGGAGTAGGGACGGTTGTCGCGGATCTCGCACAGCCCGGCGGTGACGGCGTCGTCGAGGGTCCACTCGATGCGGTTCTCGAAGTCGGGGTCGTCGTTCCGCCAGATGCTTACCGCGCAGGACCCGTTGCCGGGGACGATGCGCACCTTGTGGCCGGCGGAGCGCGCCCGGGACAGCATCAGGTCGGCGGACTGCGAGGGCTTGCCCTTGATGACGTGGATGGTGGTGATGGTGGTGACGACGTCCAGGTTGAGGGCGCGGCCGTACTCGAGGGCCCACAGCACGGAGGCGGGCTGGCGGCGGTAGGCGTCGGGCAGGAGCGGCGTGTCGGCGAGGGCCTCGCAGAACAGCCACGCGTCGTGCGGGGTCATGTTGGCGAGGGAGAGGGCGCCTGCGCCACGGGGGGCGGGGGCTGTCGGCTGGCGGGTGGCGATTTCGGTGCTCACGGTGTCTCCGGTGGTTGATGTTCGGGTGATGCGGGTGGTGCGGTGGATGTGGCGTTGGCGATTGGGGCGGCCCACGCCCGTCAGGGGGTTGGGCGTGGGCCGCCTGTGGCCCGGAACCGTTGGGGGGAGGTCGGTCCGGGCCGTTGGCGCCGTCTACTGGCGGGGGAGCCAGGAGGCGCCGGTCGGGGTGGTCAGAGGTGGTCGTCGATCACGTCGGCGGCGAACTCGATGGCGGGCGGTCCGACCCACACGACGAGGGCTCCGGCGATCCCTGCGACGGCCGTCCACAGTCCGCTGTGGCTGAGGCCCCAGGTGATCCCCGATGCGGCGGCGGCGAGCCCGAGACCGGCGAGGAAGCGGGTCACCGGACGATCCCGGCGGCGGTGGCAGCTGCCAGCCAGCCGGCGTACTCGTGGGTAAGCCCGTCGTACAGGTCGGCGTCGCGGATACCGCGCGGGTTCGTACCGGCACCGAAGAACGAGGCGTTGTCGACGGCCCGGCCGCGCAGGTCGTCGAGCTTCTCCAGGAAGCTGACCCGCCCGCCGAAGCCGACGAACGCCCAGTGGATCGGCAGGTTGGATGCCTCGCGGAGGAGACGCTCGACGGCGCCCCGGTCGTCGGGTTCGCCGTCGGTCTGGAAGATGACGAACGCCGGGGCGGTGGCGCCGGAGGCCTGGTGCTCGTCGATGACGTTGCGCATCGCGGCGACGTAGTTGGTGGTGCCCCAGCGGACCGCGCTGTGGGTGCGGTCGATGACGCCCTGGTAGTTGTCGAGGCGCACGTCGAGCATGGCTTCGGCGGTGGAGTGGAAGTAGCCGACGGGCACCACGCCGTCGTCGTCGAGGTTGACGGACAGTCCGAGGGCCTGCTCGGCGAGGTGCTGGACGGAGCCGTCGCGGTAGTACGGGCGCATGCTGCCGGAGTGGTCGAGGACCAGGTACACGGCGGCGCGCTGCCCGGTGAGGCCCTTCTTCTCCAGTGAGATGGCGGCGGTCTTGGCGAGCGACACGAGGCCGGGTGCGGTCTGCTGGACCTTCTCCAGGCTGATCGCGGGGCCGGTGCCGGTCGGGGCCGACGGGGTGGCGGTGGGGCGGCGGAACAGACTCACGGGGAACTCCTGTTTGATGTCAGTGGTGTCGCGCCCGGATTCCGCCCGGGCGCGGCGCTTCGGGTGGTGGGTCAGGTGGCGGCGGCCCGTGGTCCGCCGGAGACGGTGACCTTGTTGGCCTCGTCGAGCAGCCGCGACAGGACTCGCGCGGTGGCGGGGAAGCGCTGCTCGGGCGTCGGGTCGCCGAGTTCGACGGCCAGGACCGCCGGCCCGACGGGGGCCTTGGCGAGCGGCGAGTCCTGCAGTGGCGTGGGTTGCCACTTCTCGCGCCGCTGGTCGAGGTAGTCGTCGGGGAATTCGTCGCCGACGTGCTGCACCCCTCGCGGCACCGTTGCCTGGTCCTCGATGGCGCTGGTATCGCGGACGCCGATCTGCGTGGACACGGCGGTGGCGTACTTCTCGTTCGCGTCAAGCGCCCGTGCAAGCTGGGTCTGCAGCTCGTTGACTTCGACGACGGCGTTCCCGAGTTCGCTGGCGGTGTGTCGCAGCCGGTTCCGGAGGCGCCGGCACTCTTCGCGGGCGGCGTCCCGGTCGTGGCGGAGGTGTCGTTTGGTGTAGCGGTGTGCGCCCGCTCCGGTGAAGGGCCTCATACCGCCACCTCCGGCGCCTCGACGCTGGCCGGGCGGAGGCTCGCGGCGGTCTCCCGCATCGCCGCGATGACCTCCTCGACCGTGCGTCCGTCGGCGTCGTTGAAGGCAAAGGCGTTCCACCCGAGGTGCTCGTGGAGGGCCACCAGCGCGAAGTCGACGACGGCGAGATCGTCGGCGTCCCCGCCGAAGCGCGGCTCGCCGAGTACGACCGCCTTGAGCGCGCCGTAGATGTCGGTGCGGCACTCGGCCAGCAGTGCGCCTGCGGCGAGTTGCTTGCCGTCGTACATGGCGCCCTGAATCCACCCCCACTCGGCGAGGTGGTCGGCGGCCTTGTCGAGGACATCGGCCTGCGCGGCGGGGGTGGGGAAGGTGGTCACAGCGATCGACCTCGGTTCGTCTGGTGCGGGATCTGGGAGACGTGGCGGGCGATGCGCGCCCCGCCGGCCTTCGGGTTGTCGACGGCGGGGAGCGCGTTGTACGGCTCGGGCTCCGGCGGCGCCATCCCGGCGGGCCCGGTGGGCTTCGCGCCGGTGATGACGTTCAGGCCGGGGACGCGGGAGGCGCAGATGAGGACTGCGCAGCCGACCACGATCACGACCAGGGCGGAGAGGAAGAGGATCGTGGAGGTGCTCACGCGGCACTCCCCGTCTCGGCGTCGAGCGTTGCCTGAGTCGTGTCGCCCTTGATGTGCGGGCATCGCTTCGCGAGGTCGATGTCGGCCCGGTAGCGGTCCCAGCCCATCAGTTCCAACTGGTAGCCCTGGCGGGTGTACTTGGCCCGTTCGCGCTGCGTGGGCCAGATCTCCCGGAGCGCCTGGTCGAGCGTGGCGTGGGCGGTGTCCCCGTAGGCGGCGGTGAGGGCGCCGGTCGGGCATCCGCAGGGTGCGAATGTGATCCACACGCACTTGCTCAGCGGCCACAGCGTGCCGTCGATCTGCACCATCAGGTCAGGCACGGTTGCCACCGCCCTCGGGCAGCATCTCGATGTCCATGCCGATCCCGACTTCGGGGACCTCGGGCCGGGTGCTGTCGTTCATGATGACCGGGCGGCCGGACAGCAGCGCGGTCATGATGGCCTCGCCTAGTCCGTTGTCCTCGGCACCCATGTCGACGCGGATCGGATCGGTGTTCTCAGACATTGCGGCCCTCCTCGGGCGGGTTGGGGATGAGGCCGAGTGCGGCCATGAACTGGAAGTCCTCCAGCGGCAGTTCGGGAAGCTCGCGTCCGCCGAGGCCGAGCGCACGGATGAGCCCGGACCCCACGGCGTTACGCGTCTCAGGCGGCGCGTCCGGCAGGTGCTCCAGCGCGTCCACGGCCTGAGCAACATCGGTCGTCACGCCACCGCCCGCTTCCGGTAGGCGCGGGAGTCGTTCCGCCACCGCTGCCGATCGGCGGGAGCCCGCAGCACCGGCACATCGAGGTTCGCGGCGGCACAGCCCTCCAGGAACCCGGCGGCCGACGCCAGATGGTCGCCGGAGATCAGCGACCGGAAGAACCCGTCCGTGTCGTCACCCTCGGATGCGGCCCGCAGACCGGCGTTGAAGCCGAGCATGTACAGCTGCTGGCCCTCGGCCGGCAGGTGTGCGCAGTGCGTGAGCGCGCGGTCGTAGGTCTTCATGCCGCCTCTTTCTGCGGGTGGAACTGCTCGTGGATGGCGCCGAGGGTCGCGAGGTAGACGCGGCGGGTCTTCGGTCCCCACGCGGTCTCGTCGGCGCCGAACTGGCGGTGGAACAGGGCATCGACCCGGGCGAGTTCGGCCTCCTCGACGTCCTCGGGCCGGGTCTCGTAGACCGGCGGGAGGTCATCGGTGGCGGGGAGGTCGTCGGCCCAGTCGGCCAGCAGCAGGGGGCTCATGCCTGGCTCCCCGTGATCTGCTCGGCACGGAAGTCGGCGAGCTCCTTGAAGGCCTGCGACATGCGCAGCAGGTAGGCGGGAGTCGCCATCGACGGGTCGAGGTTCAGGCTGTCGCCCAGCTTCAGCAGGGCCATCGGATGACCACCGCTCATGAAGTGGTGGACGCTGATCTCGTGCGCGTCCTCGCCCAAAACCACCTGCGGCGTCGACACGTAGGACGAACGACTCATGCCGCACCGCCCTCGGTGCCGTCGGCGAGTTCCAGCGCCGGCTGAGGGGTGGCGAGCTTCCGCAGGCCGTAGCGGGTGACCTTGTCGTAGCGGCGGATGCCCCAGAGGATCGCGTGGCAGGCCCACAGGAACGATCGCTCGTAGTCGCGGAAGCTGAACTCCCACGTCTCGCCGAAGTCGAAGCCCTTGAACTCGAAGGACTCCAGCAGGTCCCGGGCCTCCCGCTCGTCCGGCAGTTCCCTGTTCAGGATCTCCTCACGAACCGCCCTGCCCAGCCCTCGGGGGGCGTCGCCACACTGGACTGCACTCACGAACAGCTCGGTGACGATCTGCTTGAACGCGTCCTCGGAGTAGACCTTCGCGGAGTCCCGGTGGCCGTCGAGCTTCTGCACCCAGTAGTACGGGTTGATGCCCCACCGGCGGTCGGCCCGGAAGAACGGGAGCATGTCCCGCTCGCGGGTGAAGGTGTAGGCGTCGCCGTAGTCCCCACGGATGGTGAGGCAGCCGGGCCAGGTGATCAGGTCGAACCAGTACTCGCCGTAGCCGCGCGGGTTGCTGGTGAACCGCAGGTGCCGGTACAGGTCGTCGTCGTGCAGGATCGTCATTGCGTGCTTGGCGGTGTCGTCGGCGAACCGCCGGGCGATGCCCTGCTCGCGGTCCTCGACCGTCACGAACGATGCGGGCTTAGTGGGCGGGGCGACGGGCGCGAAGTTCTCCGGGGCGCCCATCAGGGCCGCGCCCTCGGCCGCCGTCAGAAGGGTGGCGTTGGCGGTCATGCGGTCACCTCGGGGGTGGTCTCGTTGTCGTCGCAGGGGCAGCCGGGTGCCATGTGGGCGCAGGCCGTCTCGTGGGCCGGGGCTTCCAGCTCGTGGCGGAACGTGTCGGTCAGCGACAGGGACAGGCGGTAGGCCTCCACCTGGACGTCAGCGGCCGCGCGCTGCCGGGTCACCAGGTCTGTGAGGCCGGGGAGCGGGCGGGGAGAGACGGGGGCGGTCATGACGTGCACCCCGCTCCGCAGCCGAAGCGGACCAGTGCCGACGGGTACGGGCCGCCGTGCTTCAGTGGGTCGATCTCGTTCGCTGCGTCACGGAGTCCTCGGGGCACGGCCCTCTCGCCCCCGATCTCCGCCTTGGCGGCCGTCATCCGCAGATCCCTTGCCGCCTCGGCCGCCGCGTAGGAGCCGACCGCCTGCTGGTAGCACAGGTGCACGTCCTCGGCGAGGCGGCTGGCCAGGAACGCGTGCACCTCGGCCGGAGTGACGGAGAAGCGCGACAGGTAGGCGGAGTCGCTGACGATGGGCTCACCGAGCGAGAGTTGGGTGAGCATCCGCGACAGCTCGTACTGGGCGCCCAGAGCCTCACTGCCCGGGTCCGTGCTGTCGTCGATGAAGTGCTGCAGGGACTGGCTCACGCGCTTCGCAGCTGCGGCCAACTCAGCCAGCTCAATGCGCTGGCGCTCCGCCAGACGCTCCGGCGACAGGGGGACGGGGGTGAAGTCGGGGGCGGGTTCAGGGTTCTGAAAAGATGTGGTCACGGCCACTCCTGTTCTTCAGGGTTCTGGGGGTGGATCGAGGGCCCGGCTGCTGGTGTGAGGCGCCGGCGGTTGGGCCCGCAGACCGTCGTCAGGCGACGGCCGTCTCCGAAGCGGTGTCGCCCAGATCGCCACGCGCCTCGGCCAGCTCGGCGCGGAGTGTGCGCACCTCAGCGATGAGCAGAGGGGCCAGGCGGTGGGCGTGGATGATGAATTCGGCGATCGATCGGGCCTGGCAGTTGCGCCCTAGCCCTCTGCGGATCTCCGCGACGTCCTCATCGCAGCCGTCGTTGATCTCATCCGCAGGGCGGGAGAGCACGCGGTATCGCTGATCGTCGGAATCGAGAATGGGGAAAGAGAAGAACCAGGACCCATCAGGGGTGTCCAGGTACGCATCGAGCAGCTCGGCAAGATCTTCATCCGAAGCCGACTCGACTTCCCCCGACCAGAACGCGGCCCGAGCGAACGCACGAAAGCGCAAGTAAGGCTGAGTGCTCTTGGCGATGTTGCATCGCTTGCAGGCGAGCGTCAGGTTGTCCTCGACGTCTCCCCCGCCCTCGGCGAGGGGGTCCTTATGGTCGACGTGCCAGGGACGCCTGTCGGGTCCAGCCTCCAAGCCGCCCGGCCGGTTGCAGTAGTGGCACCGGTAGTCGTGGGCGCGGATGAAGTCGTGCCGCCAGGCCAGTGGGCGAACGATGCGGGCGATCTTCTCGGTCATGGGTGGCGCTGGTCCTTTGGGCTCAGGCGGCGGTGCGGGCCGGCTTGCGGCTGGCCTGCTGAGGCACGGTGGCCTTGCGGGGTCGGCTGCGGGTGCGGCGTATGGACTTGGCGCCGCCGTGGCGCAGCTCGTAGATGGCCGCCCGGGTGGCGCGGTCGGTGACGACCCTGAGGCCGGGGGTGCCGGGGCGGCCGAGGGCCTTGAGGGCCTCTCGGACGGCCCGGACGCTGCACTTGAGGACGAAGGCGGTTTCCCGTCCGTCCATGTACTCGGCGTTGAGGTCGGTGGGGGCGACCGGGGTCTCGTACTGGGCGTACTTGCTGGACATGTCACTTCCTTTCGGGCTGGGGGGTGTCTCCTCGGTGGGGGGCAAGGAGGTCGTCGTAGGTCGCTTGGAGCTCGCTGCAGAGCCGGGCGTATTTGGCCGGTCCTAGCTGTTTGCGTCGGCCGTTTTCGAGCTTTCGGAGGTAGCTGGCGCTGATCCCCACGGCGTCTGCGAGCTGCTGTGTGGGCAGACCGGCTCGCATACGTCTCTTGCGGATTGCGTCCCCGTCCACCTCGACCGTGGTCGTTTGGGGCACGTCTACAACCTAGGCGCTAGTTAGGCAGTTGTCCAGCACTAGGTCAGCATTAGTCGGACACAGTTCTGCAATAGTGCGACGTTTGTGCAGGTGGGGGCGATGTTGCAGAAGGGTCGATCTTCGGCCGACCTGCCGAACAGTCCTGGCTAGTCCCGCACAGTCCTGTCATGATGTGCGCGTGGCGACACCCGACCTCCAGCGGCTAGCGGCCTTCGTAGAGAAGCGCCGCCGAGACCTCAACCTGTCCGTAGTCCGCGCTGCCCGCGCATCTGGCATGAGCAGAGACACCTGGTCGCGCGTCGAAAACGGCCAGCCGGCTCGCCTGATGAACTACGACAAGATCGAAGACGTCCTCCAGTGGGCGACCGGGAGCTGTCAGAAGATCATGGACGGCGGCGAGCCCATAGAGGCCTCTTCCGTGAGCGATGAAGCACCCATTGAGTTCGCCGCCGTACCGCCCGAGGCGGTGGAGGAGAAGTGGCGTCAGGCCGTGCAGGGCGCAATGATCGCCGGGACGGATCTGACGGCCGACAAGATCCGTGACGTGACGGAGCGAGCCCTCGCCGAGGCGCGCAGGAACGGGCTGTTCCCTGGAATCAAGGAAGATTGACGCCACTTCCGTACAACCATTCGCACGTTACGCATTTGTGACAACCCGAATCGTAACCTCACCCGAACAACCCCATCACAACCAGCCACACACGTGGCACTATCGGTCAAACCACTTGGGGGGCACTCCCATCCCTACGGGAGGGCCATATGGGAAAGTTGCTCACAGCCGACCTCGGTACCGGCATCATCGGATGGCGGGGCGAGATCAACGGGAGCATGGTGTGTGTTGCCACACCCCGGGTCCTGCACGACCCCGCCGCATGGCGGAAAATGCGCGATCTGGTCAAGCTGCAGGGTGGCGACTGCGACGGCTGTCAAGGATGCCCGCTCGGGCAGGGAAACAGCTGACGTGACGTGAGGCCGGCGGCAGGGGTGCTACGCCGGACCACACGCACCGATCCCCAGGGGTGACGAGATGCCGTATGTAGAGGTGCGCGGGGGCAGTATCCGCGTCAAGTGGTGGGGTGGCGAGTACAAGACCGCCGAGGATGGTACGCGGACGAAGAAGTACGAGTCCGCCAGCGGCCCCGAGCCCGGCGTGAAGTTCCGGACCGAGCGGGAGGCCGAGGACTTCGGCAAGGACCGCGAGTACGAGGTGCGGCACGGCAAGCACATCCGGCGCGTCGACAGCAAGACGCTCATGGAGTCGTACTGCTGGGTCTGGTTCGACGCCGCGGAGGAGCTCCAGCCGAACAGCGTGAAGAGCTACCGTTCCATGCTGAACGCCGCCATCGTGCCCTACTGGGGCGGCAGGCCGGTCGGCGAGATCACACCCCCCGAGTACGACGCGTGGAAGAAACAAATCAAGCAGTCGTACTCGGAGAACTACGTCAAGGGGCTCCTCGGTCTGTTCCGTCGGCTGATGGAAGACGCCGTGGTCAAGTACAAGTTGCGCCCCGAGACGCCTGTCGTCGAGCAGCGGCGCCGCGGCCAGTACGTGAAGCGCAACACCCGCCGCGTGAAGCGGATCCTGCCCATCGAGGTCGTGCACCACCTGGCGACGAACGCCTACACGGTCTGGGGCTTCACCGGCTGGACCTACATCTGGACGGTGGGCTTCACGGGGATGCGCCCGCCCGGAGAGATGTACGGCCTGCAGCGCGGCTTCGCCTCGCCGAACTGGCCGGCCTGCGACCCGGACCCGGACCGGCGCGAGGACGCGCTGGAGCGCTACGAGAAGATGCACGCCCTGCGGGTGCAGCACCAGACGTACAAGGCGGGCGGCCAGTCGATCCTCGCAGGCCCGAAGTACGGCTCGTACCGGACGCTGGTGATCCCGCCGTTCCTGCACGACATGCACTCCGCGCTGCTCGCCTCCCACGACTCCCCGTGGGTGTTCACGTCCACGTCCGGCAAGCCCATGCTGGGCTCGCAGTTCCACCGGAGCTACTGGTGGCCGATCCGGGACGGCGCCCCCGCGCGACGCGGAAGGTTCGAGCGGCCTGCACTTCTGCCCGTGGAGGCGATGGCTGGTCAGGATCTGTACCGGCTCCGGCACTGGATGAAGGAGCTCATGGACGAGCCCGGTGCGGATATTGCGAGGGCGGCGGTCGAGGGGCGCATGGGCCACGAACTGCCCGGCGTGGAGGGCACGTACAGCTACGTCACGCCTGCCATGGAGCGGCGGATCGTCGACTACCTGCAGGGCGTGTGGGAAACCTTCTGGGCGTCGGGGCCCTGGTGGGCTCCCCCATTTCCCAAACCTCTCCCAGATGGGCAACGGGCGGTAAATTCGCCCCTGTTCAGCGGGCTGCCGATCATTGGTGAGCATTGATCCGCCAGATGTAGCGGTCGGCTTTTCACCTGAGCCACCCACCTGCCGCTACTGGCGGATTAACCACTCTGACCTGCACGTTCCATCTCTCAGTCGGAATCTATCGGTAGTGTTCCGGCGGTGTTCGGACGACTTTCTTTCCCAATCGTCTCCCATTCCCGGCCCCGGGCAGCAGAAAGACCGTCCCCGGGCCGCCACTTGGGGAGCGGCTTCCGGCCCGGGGACGGCCATCCTGATCAACGAGTCCATGTACGCGCAGGTGGCGGCCATTCTTGTCACTCGATTGAGTGAGTTTGATCGCGCGCCGACAAGAAAAGACCGGCCCCGCCGCTAGGGGGTGCTGCGACGAGACCGGCCGTCATGTGACGCCGGAGCGAACCGTTTCTGCTCCGGCGCCAAGCCTCTCGGATGCCACTGACATCGGGCACCGTTGCGTGGCGTTGCATGCATATATGCAGGCCGTGACCGGGCGTCTCCCATCACTACCCGGCCATGGCCGGAAAATGTGCATGGCCATGTACAGACTTGGGATCTTGAGCCGACCAGCGTGGGCGCGTGCCACAAGATCCGCCCGACTGGGCCCTTGCCCGCCGCCGCGAGATCGGCCAACGACTCCGCGCTCGCCGCCGCACCGCAGGCCTGTCCATGGAGCGGCTCGGCGAACAGGTCCGCGGCGTCGACCGGCGCACCGTCTCCGCCTGGGAGTACGGCACCAGCGACCCGACCCTCACCGACCTGCTGCTCATTGCTCACGCCCTCGGGATCCCGGCCGCCGACCTCATCGCCGACCCGCCGGAGTAGCCGCCGGCCGCGGGTCACGCATCGCCGTCCCGCAGTACCGCACCGAGCGCCCGGTACAGCAGCCCGGCGCTGGTGAGGTAGTCGTCGACCTGCGTCGGCAGGATCCGCCAATGCGGGATGCCGACGCACAGCAGACCGGGTACGCCGACCCAGGTGCCGGTGCCGCGCACGAAGACGCCGCGGCCGAGAGGTATGTCCCAGGCCGCTGCGGCGCCCGGCAGGATGAGCCAGTAGAGGACGTAGCCGTCGGAGATGATGGCGCCGTTGTCGTCGGCGAGGAGTTTGGCGACCTGCTCCCCTTCGGCGCGGGGTACGCGGATGGCGTCCCAGTATTCACCGGCGCGGGTGAGTCGGGAGTTGCGGGCGTCGGGTGGCAGCCACGGGAAGCGGGTCCTCGCACCGGCGGCGGCTGCTGTTCGGGGCCCGGCGTCGTCCGTAGGCTGGTCCATGCTGGCCTGCTCTCATCAGGTCGGTGGTTCCGCCCCCGGTGGCCGTGTCGCGCGGCGCCGGGGGTTTTCGCTGTTCAGACGCTACCGCCATATGCCGCCCTATGTGGCCCCATACGGCCACCTACGGATGCCTGGCGCGGCGTGCAGCTCTACGTTGCGATCATGAGCGAGGGGATCCCGCAGTACGTGTACATGCAGGTCGCCGACAAGGTGGAGGCGGAGATTCGTGCCGGTCGGCTGCCCGTAGGTGCCCGTCTGCCGAATGAGCGGGACATGGGCGCGCAGTACGGTGTCGCGCCTGGGACGGCGAGCCGGGCGGTCCGGGAGCTCCGGGACCGGGGCCTCGTGGTGACGCTGCCCAACAAGGGCACGTTCGTGGTGGCGCCGGCGGGAGGTTGACGCCGCCCGCGTTCATCCCGCTGTCACTGCCCGCGCCTATGATCGATCCATGCCCCCAACCCCCGCCGCACCCTCTCCTGGCGCGCGCACGGCCGCCCAGGTGAACGCGGCGATCCGGGCCTTGTTCCGCCCGCGTTGGGGTCGCGGCCTGACCACGGAGGAGCGCCGGGAGTACGAGCGGCTGCTCGCGGAGTGGAAGGCGGCTGTGCGGGCTGAGGGGCAGGGCGGGTACGGGCGGGCCGCCTGAGGCCACTGTCAGACCCGCCGCCTACGCTCCCGCCATGAGCATCGTGATCCCTCCCGCCTTGGCCGACCTGCAGCGCACCGCGACCGACACCTTCGAGACGATCAGCGCCTACGAGGAGCAGGTGGCCAAGCCAGCGTTGGAGTGGTCGGACGAGGAGCGGGCCCGGCTGGCGGAGTTGTGGGCGGCTACGAATGCGGCGGCGGATGCGCTGCGGGCCGCCATCGACGCGTCGGGGCTGGAGCAGGGTGACGGGTACGAGTTCCAGCGGGCGTTGAAGGCAGCCGCGCGGGAGTCGCTCAACGGCTGAAGGACTGGAACGCCGCCCGCTCCACGCGCCCGGCACTCGCCGCGTCGGGCATGATGCGCGCCAGTGCGGGTGATGCGGCGGCGCTGCCCCGGGAGGCCAGTTCCGCGAGGGGGATGCGGCGGCGGGTCTGGGGTGCTGCGGGCGGCTGGGTGTCGGGCATCGGGGCTCCTCAAGTGGGGCGGCCTCGACTCGACGGGGGCGCGAGCCGAGGCCTGAAGTGAGGGTAGCGCGGGGGCTACGTGTGGACGGCGTGAGCGGCCACAGCAGCCCGGACGCTGTAGGCCACATTCGCAACGGTGTCCCCGCCGGTGGTGGCGAGGTCTCCGAGCGCGGGCAGGGCTTTGGCGATCTGCTCGTCGGGCCACGGTTCGCCCCATGCTCCGTCGATGTCGCGCTGGAGCCATGCGGCAGCGGCTTCGATGTCCGCGCGGGAGTGCCCGGTCGTGGCGGCCATATCGCGGATCGCGGCTTCTACAGTGTCGGTCACGGCTTCCATTCCTTGCGGTAGTCAGCGTAGGGCAGTGCGAGGAGCGGGAAGTCGGCCTGGTTGTAGTCGATGGCGCGAACCACTCGATGTGCAGCAGGATCGCCGCCTTGTCGCGCTGGCAGTCGATCGCGGGGTCACCCCCACACAACTCGCAACGGGTCACGGCAACGGCTTCTTCTGCCAGTAGTCCGGGCGGGCGCCCCCGTTGAGGTGGTCGATCAAGTCGTCCATCGCCTTGCCAGGATCTATTGCGAGGTGCAGGAGACGGGAGTACTCCGCGTATGCCTCACGGTCGGCTGCGGTCAGGCCACGGCTCATCTTCCGGTCCCAGTAGGACCCTTCGCTCTCGAAGCGATCGAGAAGTTCATCTCGATTCAGCGTAGACAGGTCATTCTCGGTGAGCCGTTTGAATGCTGGCACGGCCAGTCCCCTCAGGTGCGCCTTCATTGGAGCGGGTCCCATCCGGCGCCCTCATCCCCGTCGAGCCACGCGTAGTAGTCGCTGCCCTGCCACGCGGTATGCCGTCCGTGATGGCCGCGTTCTCCGCAGTACGCCGTGTCGGGCATCGGGTCTTCGCGGAAGGTGGCAAGGCAGGTCGCCACGTCGTCCTGGTCGGGCCCGTACTTGCAGCCGGGCGCGTGCGGGAACGGGAACCGGTTGGACCGCTCACCGCACCCGTCGCCGTCGCAGACGTCGTATCCGAAACTGGTCATGACCGCTCCGCCGCCTTGATCGTTGCTCGGAATGGCGAGGCGGCGGCCGTGTACGAGCTCGCCGGGTTCGCCGCATCCACACTCGCAGGGCTCGACGTTCGGCGCGGTTACTGGAGCGACGGGCTCCTTGGGCATCGGCCACTGGTTGGTCCACTTGTCCTGATGCACTTTGCCGCCGTGTCCGGCAGACAGTACGCACGGGCTGGTGCCTGATCGCGGCTCGGGCTCGCGCGCCCCGCAGGTGTCGGTCACGACTGCTCACCCGCCGCGTCGGCGATCTCCTTCAGTTTCTCGATCAGCGCGGGCAGTTCGGAGAGCGGGACACTGCTGCCGTTCGGGTCGGTCTTGAAGTACACGCCACCGCCAGCATCGGGGATGTCGGCCGTCGTGATGAGCAGTCGGTCGCCGTCCACGTCGGCGTAGGTGAACTTCGGCGGCTGCGCGTTGACGACCGTAACGATGCTGGTCCGGGTTCGCGGGGTTTCAGCGGTGCCCACTGGCTCTCCTTGCTGCTCGATTGGGGCGGTCACGAGGTCACCACGACGGTGGCTCATGCGATCCGGTCCGGCTCGACCATCCACGTGAGGTCGATGACCTCGTCGTCTCCGGGTTGCCGCTTGGTGGGGTCGACGGCGACGAGGCCTGTGACCTCCACGAGCGTCTTCCCGCCGTGGTAGTGGATGTCACGGATAGCGACGAGCCCGCCGATGGGGTTGACGCGCGTCGGATGCGGGACGAGGTTGCGGACCTCGCCGACGGTGATGGGCATCTCATTTCCCCTGCTCGTAGGTGGTTGACCACCTACAATATGGCACACCCTGGACAGGTGGTCAACCACCCTGGCAAGATTGCCCCATGGCCAACATGCACAAGGAGAAGCTGCGCGGAGTGCGCGGCGTAGACGACCAGCTCTGGACCGACTTCGAAGCGGCTACCGCCCGAGCCGATAGCGACCGATCGGCCGAGCTCCGGCGCTACATGGAGTGGTACGTGCGGCGACCCGGTGCGGAACATCCCCGCAGACCCCAAGAATCCGAAGCGCCATAGACTCGAACACGTGAGCGAACAACCACCCCCGCGCGTGAAGGTCACCCTGCCGGACGGCACGGCCCTCGATGGACGGCTCCACGCGCGACGACGGCGCTCCGACGGGACCTGGTGGTACGAGGTCGCGGTCGAGGTGCCCGCCGGGGCCGTGACGCCGGTCGACGGGGAGGACTACAGCGGGGTGCCCACCGAGCGGGCCGAGCCCCGGTACGTCGTCGACAACGGGCTGCCACCGGTCGACGGGAAGCCACGGCTCGAACTCCACATCGCCGGATGCTGGTCCATCAACCAGAGGCCCGGAGTCATCGTCACAGCCATCCCGGACGCGCGAGAGGCACGGATGATGTTGCGGTTCGAGGACACCGTGGCTTGCGGGGTGTGTCGGCCGGAGCCGTAGGCGATGGGCTGACCGGAGTGGGTGGCGGGGGCTACTCGAAAGCGGCTTGAAGCCCTTCGAGCGTACTCAAACTCCGGATAACTCACACTTATCAAGTGGTAGAATTGGCACGTCAGTTCGCCATTTGGAGGTCGCATGGACAAGGAACTCGAACCGATCGTGGAAGCCGAACTCGTCCTCGACGAGGAAGCGTCACGCGAACGCGACCACCACCTGTCCGGCGAGACGATCGCCGACCTGAAGCGGGCCACCGCCGCAGCCACGGACCGCGCATACGACCGATGGTGGAAGATGGCCCTCGCCTGGTGCGAGAGCGAGCAGCGCACCCCGCTCCCCATGACCGCAGAGACCCTCGCCGAGTTCATCGGCCACCTCAAGCGATCCACATCGCCAAAGACCGGCAAGCCCTGGGCGCCGGCGAGCCTTAACCAGGCCGTGGCCGCCGTCCGTACCGCCCACTTCCGCGCTGGGTTCGAAGGTCGGCCGAATACTCGTGCCGCAATCGACCTCATCAAGGTGCACCGCCAGGACCGCGCGAAGGACGGCTGGCGAGCCCGGCGGGCCAACCCCGTCACCCTCGAAGTGCTGCGCCTTCTCCTGGCCCGCTGCGATCAGAACGCGCTCAGCGGCCGACGGGATGCCGCCGTCCTTGTGCTCGGGTACGGGCTGATGGGGCGCCGGTCGGAGTTGGCGGCCTGTCGCATCGAGCAACTCACCCTCGGCGATGCATGGCTGACCGTCTTCATCCCCATGTCCAAGACCGACCAGGACGCGCAGGGCGAAGACGTCGACATCCCCCGCACCCTGGCTCCCGACATCGACGCCGTGGCCATCGTGCGCAGCTACCTGGATGGACTCGGCGAGCGTGGAATCACCGATGGTCCGCTACTCCGAAGCATCGACCGATGGGGGAACCTCGGCGAGAGCATCTCAGGAGAGGGGATCAGTGACATCGTCGTGAAGCTCGCACGCGAGGCGAATCTGACGGACGCAGAACGGACCACCGCGCACGGCCTCCGGGCCGGCGGACCGACCGATGCAGCCGAGCGTGGTGTCCCCATCCCCTTCATTGCCGAGCATGGCCGCTGGAGCAAGAACTCCACTCAGGTGCTGACCTACGTGCGTCCTGCTGACCGGCGCCGGAACAATCCGCTTCTGCCGCGCGACAACCGCGCGTAAGGAGTCGGGCCGCGGGGGTGGATGGCCGCTGGCGCTCCCACAGCATGCGGCGAGGATTCGTCACCGCCGCCCGAGCCGCCGGAAAGGACCTGGTGGACATCGGTCGGCATGGCGGATGGGCCGACGGGTCCAAGGCCCTGCTCGCGTACATCGAGGAAGACGACGGATGGGGCGAGAACAACCCGCTCATCGGCATTGGCCTCTGACAGCGGAACGCCCGCCCCAAGCAGAGGGCGGGCGTTCGAGCGGCGGGTGTGACCCGCGCTACCGTCCGACGGCCGATCGGATGCCGCCACAGGGGTGCGCACCGCCAGACGGAGAAGCCAGCGTAGCGAACGTCCGTGTGGCCCCGCCCGGCTCTCCAGGTGGGGCCACACTCCGCGCGTACCCCGTGGGTGGCTGCGCGTTCAGCCGTATGAGCAGGGTGGCATGGGGCACTGACAGTGGGGTCGATGTCTTCGTCGGACCGCCGCGGGGTCACGGGATGGTCACCACCACGGCGCGGGTGGATGTGAACCGGGTTCACAGCTGTACCGTCATGTCTCCATCAACTAGTCCTTGGGGGGACTTAATGACTCAGCCGCCGCAATGGGGACAACAGCCCGATCAGCCGCAGCAGGGGCAGCCGCAACAACCGCAGTGGGGCCAGCAGTTCACCCAGCCCATCGCACCGCCGCCTGGCCCGCCCGGTCAGGGGCCAAGATGGGCACGGAAGCGCATCATCATCCCCGTTGCCGCGGGCCTGTTCTTCTTCGGTGTCATCATCGGCGCGGCGGGTGGGGGCGACAGCACGACCGCCGCCAGCGCGAAGCCCGCGCCGACCGTCACCGTCACCACGAACACCGTCACCAAAGTCAGCGCCGCGCCGGAGCCGGCGGTCACCGTGACGAAGACCGTCACCGCCAAGCCCGCGGCGAAGAAAACCACCGCGGCGCCCGCCGGGAAGGCCCTGTTCAAGGTGTGGGGGTCGGCGCCGTCCGGGGTGGACATCACCTACGGCAGCGACGGCGAGAACATCGGCAGCCACAGCGTGACCATGTCCAAGACCCTTACCGTCAAGGACGACGCCCTGTACTACCAGATCACCGCCCAGTTGCAGGGCGGCGGTGACATTCACTGCTCGGTCACCATCGACGGGAAAACCAAGACCGGGCACGCCAGCGGCGGGTACAACATCTGCTCGGCACAGCTGAACGGGGACTTCGGCGGCGGGTTCAGCTAGGGCCGGACATGATGAAGCGCCCCGCCCTCCCGAAGGAGAGCGGGGCGCTGTTGCGTGCGGTCGGCTACGCGGTCTCCACGACGTCGTACCCGCTGAGTGGCGGCGCTGGCGGTTCGGGCGCAGCGACGGGCTGCTCGGGCAGCACGCCGAGGTCGACCATCGTCGTCGTGTCACCTGCCGTCGGATCCGGGCGCGGGGTGACCGGGCGGGGTGGGTTACTGGGCACGCTGGGCTCCGATCTTCCGGTAGGCGGCCGTCAGGGAAAGCGCACCCACCCCGAGCAGGCCATGGTTCGGCGAGGGAGAATCCGTGGGGGCCGGGCTGTCCGTCGAGGTGTCCGCGCAGTCGTACTGCGGGGCATCGTCCGGCGAATCGGCGGTGCGCGTGCACGTCACGTGGTGCGTCACCCCGGTGCCGTCCGTCCACGGATAGGACCAGCCCGCCGGCGGGGATCCGTCGGATCCGTCCCTGCCGTCGACCCCGGCCGGCCCGGGATCGCCCTGGACGCCGGCCGGACCCGGACTCCCCGCCGAACCTGGGACGCCGGCACCGCCGGGGGCCCCTGACGCACCAGGCGACGGCGTGATGGTCGGTGCTGGCTTCCCGGAAGCCCCAGCCGGTCCGGGTGGGCCCGGCGGCCCGGGTATCGGCACGGGCACCTCGGCGCGCGACGACAATGACGGCACAGCCTTCGTCGGATCCGGGGCGACCGGCGTGTCGCCCTTCGCCTTGACCTGCTGGCGCAGCGCCCGCACATCCCCGGCCAGCGTGGACACGGCGTTGCCGCGAAGATCCGCCTCCGTGGCCAGTTGGTCCGCGCGGTGGGACTCGGTCTGTATCTTCAGCCAGCCGAGAGCCACCGCCGCGGTGAGGAACAGCAACACCGCCACCAGGGCGAGCATTGAGCGGCGTCGGGCGAACAGGCGCTCCGTGCGGGTCACGGGTGCCCCCCGAGCTGTGCCACCTTCAGGCGCAAGCGCGCGGACTCCAGCCGTTCAGCTGCTAGTTCAGCGCGCACGGTTCGCACCTCGGCGATCAGCTCTTTGCGCTCCTCTTGGAGCTCGTTGGTCAGCGTGTTGTAGCCGCCGATGACTCCGCCCTCCCGCTGAGACCGCCCTGCGACCCGGTGGCCGTACAGGGCGCCGGCGCCGGCCAGTGACGAGCCGATGAGTGCGGCTATCGCCGTGACCGTGGCGGCGTCCATACGCTCTCCGAGCCGCTTGCATGGGGCGGGATCAGGCGCCCGAGGGGCGGGCGGTCACCAGCGAGTCCTGCGCCTTGCGGGCCACACCGAGCGGCTGCCATGCCCCGTAGTGCACGGCGATCGCGGTCACGAGCGACACGATCCAGAACAGGACCCCGACGCCGAGCTGGTAGTGGTCACCGGCCGCGGCCCACTCGTTGAGGAAGCCGTTCGCGGCGGTGAACACGATGAGCAGCAGGCTCTTGAGGGCGGAGCTGGTGAGTCTGGTGGTGACGAGGCCGACGAGGATCGGCAGGACGGTGGAGATGAGCAGGCCGATCACGGCCTGAGTGGTTGAGACGCCCATGATGGCACTCCAGTTCGGTGAAAGATCAGGCGGTGACGGTGAAGCCGTGGCGCTTGCCGAGGCGGGTCAGGGATGCGATGCCCGGGTAGCCGTCGGCTGCGGTCCCGGTGTACGAGCCGCCGGCCTTGGACTTCTGCCACGCCGCGTAGGCAACCTTGGTCTTGGTGCCGAGGCTGCCGTCGACCCACTTCTTGGCGAGGAGCCCTTCGGCACGCAGGGCCTGCTCCAGCAGGAGCGCCTCCGCCTTGTACGTGACGTGGCCCTGTGCCCCTGCTGCGTCGCGCTTCATGGCGGTGACCAGGTGGGCGACAGACACGCTCTTGTGGGCCGCCGGGGGCGCCACGAGGGCGGTGGCGGCGGCCATGATGTCGGCGCGCTGCGCCTTCCGCAGGTCGCCGGGGCAGGCGGGGTGTCCGCCCCAGGCCTTGCCGCCGATGCCGTGGTAGGTCAGGCCGTGGGCGGTGGTGGAGTCGACGACGACCAGCGGCCAGCCGAACTCGGTGTGCCCCCAGGCGTAGATCTTGGCGACGCCCTCGATCTGCGCGGCGGTGAGCGGCTCCGACGGGTAGCCCTCCGTCTCGACGCTGGCGTAGTACGGATTGCCTGCGGCCTGAGTCCAGGCGTAGTCGACGCCGGTATTCACGTACTGCTCGATCACTCCGGTCTTGGAGACCCAGAAGTCGGAGCTGGCCTGTGAGGAGGCCTTGTTGAACCAGCCGAACGGCGAGTTGTTGCCGGCCTGGACGTGCAGGACGAGGCCGCGGTGTTCCTTCACGCCGTTCGGGTGGAAGTTGACGACGGGGCGCCAGGTGGCGCCAGGCATGCGGGTCATGGGTCACAGCCCTTTCTGGACGGGCACCGTGGCAGCGACGTTGTTGTCGTGCGCCCACGCCTTCATCAGAGCCAGCGCCTGAACCAGGCGAGGATCCGCAGGAGGAGTGGGAACGGGGAGAGGGGATGGCGGCTCCGGCGTGGGCTCGGGCTGCGGGAGGGGGTTGGCCTCGCCGGTGAGGTCGGTGAATGCCGCCCCGAGCGCGTAGAACGACGGCAGGCCCGTGAAGTAGGCGCCCGCCTTCTGGACGCCGTCCTGGTCGAGGGCGACCCAGCCCTCATCGACGTACTTCTTCCAGAACGCCCACGTCACCCGGGTGCGCGCGCCCCAGGTGATGATGTCGACGCCGGCCGTGTCGTAGCCGACGGCCATGACGCAGTGGCCGCCCTCGATGCGGGCGCCCTTGACGACGTCCCAGACCTGGCCCGCGTTGAACTGGTCCATCGCGGAGTCGGGGAAGTTCATGCCGATGTTCAGCGAG